TTCGATGCGTTCGACTTCAAGCACCCGCTGCGAGTGCAGCCGCTGGCGGATGGAGTGCACGTAGTCCTGCAGTTCCTTCTCGACCTGGCTGGGATCCCGACCGGCGATCCGCAGCGGCAGCGCCTTGATCATTTCATCCAGCGCGACGACGAAGATCCGGGTCAGCGCAGTGAGCGCTCCGTCCAAGAGCGACCGCGCGACCAGCTGCGATTCTCGACCGAGTCGCTTGCTGCGGCGATCGAGCAGCGTCTCGTACTTCGACGGATCGCGGATCGCCAGGAACTTGATCCGCTGCTCAAGCAGCGCGTCGAACTTTTCGGGATCCCGAAGCGCCGCCCGCACGGCGGCTTCCTGCGCCGGATCTGGCTTGGCCTCACCACCCCGGTTCTCCTGCAGTTCGCCCCGCCACCGCTGAATCTTCTCGACGTCGGCGGCGCTCCACGGCGGTTTCCGGGCAAATGCCCAGTCCTCGCGCGCGAGGTACTCACGGATCGTGGTCTCTCCGACCCCGATCGCGACCGCCAGCTGCCGGCCCGAAGTGATCTGACCGGGTGCGCCGGCTGCGCCGCTGCGCCCCCTGCGCCCCTTGTTTTTTTGAATTTTCGCGGGCGCGCGCGACATGATCAACACGGCGGACCCCGCGGGGTACGTCAAAAGGACCCGGTTTTTCGCAGGTGTTCGGGCACAGTTACCCCGCCCGGCGATAGCGCGACGGCGCGTCCTGCCCAGGCAATCGCAGCTCGAGCTCGTTGTCGTTGAGCGGTTGCGTTGTGGGCGAAGGAATCGGTTGCGTCGCGGGCGGCGTTGGCGGCTCGATGATCATCGTCTGCACTTCACGCGGTGCGCTGATCGCCGCGCCGGCGCCGTCGATGAGCGTGAACGTGTAACGCCACGTCCGCTCGAGCCCGCCGATCTCAACCGTCGTTGCATTCGATGCGATCGCAACATCAGCAAGCCGTTGGTTGTTGCCGCTGACGACAACCTTCACCGCTTTGATCCGTGCGTCAGCGTTCGGCCACGTGAGCTTGATCGTCGTCGTGGAAAGCGCTTCGCCGCTCAGTGCAATCATCGGCGGCGTTGGATTCGGCGTCGGGCTCGGTGTTGGAGTTGGTGTCGGCTGCTCACGCCCGATCGGCCACGCCGGCGGCGTCGGTGCGTTGGCGAGGTTCGTATCCCAGATCCCGTTGAGCCGAACCGCGGCTCGCTGATCCGCATCATGCCGGAGCGATTCCCCGTTGATGTTCAGCGTTCGCTCGTTCGGCCCGCCCACCGTGAAAAACGCTTGCTTGTCGTTGTCCACCCAGTCGCCGTAAACCTTGAAGCCCTTCACCGTGAGCTTCCCGCCGTAGCTCGACGGGAACAGGCACTTGTTCGTGATCACGACGTCGTTGACGCTCGAGATGTTCGTGCCGGCGAACTCGTACGCCTGGCCCGCCTGCCATGCCAGGTCGCCGTCGGGCTCACGCTCGCGCGTGTCATGCCGGATGCGCATGTCCGCGAAATTATCGCGCGAGTCGACCAGGCCATCGGTCGGCATCATCTGCGCCATCAGGCTCGCAGCCATGTTGCCGCCCCAATAGCGGAAGCGATCTGTGTCGATGTTGCGGTGGCGAATGATTCGCCTGGGCCCGGTGTCACGCCCCTGCCCCTGGCCATCCTGGATCTCCATCGCGATGCGGTGCGTCGCGATGTACCGGTTATCCGTCTCGGTCACCGTGCCGCTGGTGCCCAGCAGGTGAAACGGCTCATAGCAGTTCTCGAACCGGTTCAGCGTGAATGTCGGATTGGTCGCGCCGTAGATCAGGAACGCTTCACGCTGCTCCTGGCCGACGATGCCGCTGATGTTTGTGAACTCGCTGCCCGTGACCACCGGCGCCATCGCCGATCCGATCAGCCAGCATACTGTGCGCGCGTCCTTCCAGCGCACATCATCAAACCGGACGTTGTGCCAGCTGCCACCCTCGAGCAGCACACCCCCGCCGACAACATCGATGCCCTTGAACTGAATCGATCGCTGGTTGCCGTTGTAGCTGACGATGCCGAATCCCGTGGATCCCCACGGTCCGCCGGTCGTGCTGGTGAAGTTAAACCCGCCGCGAACTCCCGGCGCCGAGGTGAAGTGGATCAGGTTCGACTTGACTTCAAACCATGGCGTGTCGATCTGCCCGAACAGCCGCACCTCGTCGCCGTGCCCCGCCGACTGAATTTTGGCGCGCACGTTCGGGTCGCCCGGCAGCAGCTCGATGACCGCCGCGCTGGCGCCAACCGAAATCAGGCCAACGACTAAAATTAGCGTGCGGACTAATCGCATCTCAATGTGATCCTTCCGTTGTGGGGATGACGATCGGCGCGCCGATTCGCTCGGCCGGGCCGAACTGGATTGGTGGCGCGATCTCCAGCACCCGGATGATCTGCTGACAGCCGGGCAGCGAGACTGCCAGGAGCAGCGGCACGAGTGCCATCACCGCCGCGTCGATGAACATCCGACGGCGCACGGCTTTTACCTGTACGTCACGCCCGCCAATGGGCCCGGATTGTTCGTGAATGTGCAGCTGTCGAAGACGACGTTCGTTGCGCTGAGCGTCCCCAGCACTGCGAATCGGCCGCTGAACGGTGTGTTCTTGATGTACAGGTTCTTCAGCGCGTTGCTGAGGTACATCACGTACGGCCCGCGCGTGGCGAGCTTGCAATCGATCACCGCAAACCCGTCACAGCCTGCTTCGAACGCCAGGTTGGAATTCACGCTGCCCACCGCCGATGCGTCCACGCCGTAAAGGATGACGTTGCTGGCAAAGCCGGTGGCCTGATACACATCCGAGTGCGCCCCAGGCGCCTGCTCGAAATCGCGGATCGTCGAATTGATCACCAGGTCCGAGTTGCTGAACACGTCGCCGCCCACGTGCTCGACGAGCACGCCGCGGATGAAGTGATGGCTGTTGAGGACGATCCCCAAGTTGGAATACGTCGAGTCAGTCACGAATCGTTTGGACCACTGCGAGACGGACAAGCCCGCCAGCCCGCTGTTGCGATTCCCGGCGTCCACCAGGCAGTTGTCGATCCAGCCGAAGTCCTCGAGCGGTCCGCCGGATTCGATGTTGCCGGTGATGGTCACGTTCTGGAACCGCACCAGCCGGTTGTACATCGCCGATCCGCTGGCCGAGGTGATCGTCACCTGGTTGCGGTTCACGCCCGGGGCTGCCGTCAGGGTAAGCCAGCGACTCTGCGTGCGGCTCTCCTCGCTGAACGAAGGCCCGGTGATGGCATACGACCCCGGCAGCATGTAGATCGTGCCGCCATCGGCGCTTCCGCCCTGTGCATCCTGGATCAGCCGCGCGGCTTTGTTGGGCCGCTTCACCGCGGTCTGCGGGGTGAGGCCGTTGTTGTTGTCGTTGCCTGTCGGGCTCACATACCGCACCAGTTTGGGCAGCGTGCCCTTGCCGTTGGTGCTGAGCTGCAGGGACTCGAGCACGCGCGGGACGCCGATCTTTGGATACACCACCGCACGCATCTCGACGGGCCCGTCTTTCGCCAGCGCCGACGCGCGCAGCGTCGCGAAATACTCCACCACGCCGGTGTGCGGATTGTTCGCCGCAGTCGTGATCTTCGTGGCCGGCCCGCCGCTGAGGAAGAATTCCACGCGGTCGATGCCGCTCAAGTGAAACGCCACCACGCCGACGTTCAGCTCGCTGTCCACCGTCTGGAACGGGATGACGTCCCATCGTGCGATCGCCTTCTCGTTGGCAGCAGGCCCTGTTCCCTGCTGCGGCGGCTGCGGTGTGGCGCCGCCAAAGCCGCTCCCGGGCACCAGCACACGATCTCCAGGATCTGGCTGTGGCTGCGGCTGCGGCTGAGCGGGAGTCACTGTCAGCGTCACCGGCACGGTAACGCTCGCCAGTCCCGTCGCTGACACCGTGATCTTGTCGGTGTATGTGCCCGGCAGCGCATTGGTCATGCCGGCCGAAGGCGTCATGGTGACGGTCCCCGGCCCGGTGCCGCTGGTTGTCGGCGACGCGTCCGCAAATTGAATCGTGTCGGCGGTCGACCATCGAACTCCCGGCGGCACCGTGATGTTGAAGGATTTCGCCGCCGGGTTGGGCGCTCCGACAACCTTGGTGAATGCGATCGACGCCGGCGACACGCTTATCGTCGGCGCCGGCGACGGCTGCGGTTGAGGGGGGGTCGGCTGGGTGCTTGGCAGCGTGATGGTGACGGTGACGGTCTTGCCGTCGGTTGTCGCAGTCGCCGGAAGCGTTGTCGGCTGCGCCTGCGCTTGAGCTGCCAGGGCGAACGCAAGCAGGATTCTCTTGATCATTCTGAGCCTTCGATGAAGTCGTCGATGCTGCTGGTCCAGGGCACGGTCCAGTGCCAGACATCCGGCACCGCTCCCGGCGGGTTGTAGACGTTGCCGCGCGCGTACCACACGCCGGGCACGCTGAGCGTCGCCGCTTTTGGATTACAGGTGATCAGCACCCAGGGCTTTTTCGAGTCGATCGACTTGAGCCGCCGTGCGAAGTCGCTCACGCGCCCCGCCGGGTCGCCAGCGTTGAAGACGACCCACTCGCCGCCATAGTCGCTGCCGTGCGCGATCAGAATGTGCGCCCCGCCGGGAAACCGCTCGGCGACCTCGCGCCGCCAGTCGCTGGCGTACTTCGCCAGGTCCGGCGCCAGCACGATGCAGTCGGTGTGCGGCGAGATCGGCGTGAAATCCACCGGGCCGGCGCAGCCCAGTAGCAGCACGCACAGCATCGCAGCTCTCATGGCAGGTGCCTCGGCACGACGATCACCAGCGCGATGACCGCGCCAACCACCGTGAGCAGTACCGTTCCCACAAGGGCGTAGACCACCATGCGCACAGGCCTGAATTCATCCTTCGTGACATAGGTCCTGGCGATCTCGTCGCGCAGGTCCTTGATGTCCTTTTTCACGTCGTTGACGCCGGCGCGCACGTTGTCCAAGTCGCGCACCATGTTCTGCGTGCGCTCGTCGATTCGGGCCAGCAGCGCGGCTGTGCTCAGCTCGCCGCCGGCGTCGTGAGCCGGAGGCTGATCTGACAAAGTTCCGTCAACCCGCGAAGACGCGCAAGAGCCTTCGCGGTTTTGAGTGTTCTAGACCGTGACGACCTTGAGCATGATCGTCAGGAACGTCGAGACGACCGTGTTCACGTGCCGCTCGACCGCGTCCTGGATGTCCTTCTGCTTCTCGGCGTTGACGTTGGCCAGCACGGCCAGCGATTCCTTGGACTGTGTCTCCAGCTCCGGCCGCTCGGCTTCGCTGGCGAAGCGGAGCCTGAGCTGACAGCTCGTCAGCCGCTCGGTCGCACCGGCTACCAGCGCAGCCTGCTCGGTGTCGAGCTTGAGCACAGACAGATCCGCAATCACGGCGTTGCCGGCGTCGATGGCGGCCTGCTTGAACGCCGCGGACAGGCCGGAGAAGTCGAACGATTCGAAGGGGTTCATGGTTCACCTACATCGAGAGACGGAGAGACGAAGAGACGCAGAGACGAAGTGCTCAGCGCGGAGGCGTCTCGAACCGCGTCAGCCTTCGCTCCCAACTCACGAGCTGCGCGTTGATGCTGGTGGCGGACGCGGGATTCTCCTGCGCGTACTGCCGAAGCATCGGCTCGACCGTCGCCTTGAACTGCCGCTCGCTGGCGATGTCGCGCGTGCTCGCCGTAAACGCGTTCACCGCGGCGGTGACCGGCTCGGCCTGCTCGGGATGCTGCTGCACGAACTGATCCAGCCGCGCTGACACAGCGTCGAAGGTCCGGTCGCGCGCGTAGTCGTTGGCCCGGCCGGCACAGCCGATGGCGACGAGCATCGCCATGATGCACAGTGCGAACAGCGCCAGCGGATTTCGGATGATTCGGTTCATAGTTCGGTCTCCGTGAAATTCAGGGGAGTTCTTCACGCCGCGGGGCTGGTGGCCTGGATGCCGGCGCCGGCCAGGGCGCCGCTGATCACGCCGATCGCGACGCGAACGGCGAACAGCGTCCAGTCAAACGGCGGAGACGTTCCGACGCCGTTGTGCTGCTGGCGGATTCGCGCGTAGCCGACCAGGTCCGCCAGCACGGTTGCGCCGGTTGTGGTGAGGATCGAAAGGAGGATCGGGTTCATTTACTGTTCTCCGACGATTGGCAGGTAGATGTCCAGAAGTTCGTTGAGGGCGCCGATCGCTTCGCGGCGATGGCGGATGGTGCGGGCGTTGTCGGCGCGCTGCTTCGCCGCGGCAAACCGATCGGCCAGGTACTGACGGATCGCCTCACGATCGACCGGATCGTGCGCCAGCGGCGGCGTCGTTTCTGCCACGGTGAACACCGTGCCCTATTCGCCGATCCCTTCGGCCTCGACGTAATCCGCCAGCTCGCGCAGCCGCGCTGCCAGCTCGGGCTCGACGCCCTTCTGCCGGCTGAACGTGCAGCGCGGCGTGCCGTCGGTGCGCGTGGTCAGCTTCTCCACCTCGGGCGCGGTCATGAATTCCAGCGCGGCGGTCCGGCCCACGCTGATGGCGCTGATGAACTGCGCCTCGGTGATCTTTCCGCTCTTGAACAGGTTGTAGAACCGGCGCGCGGAAATCTCGCCTTCAGTGCGGCCGGCGCGGCGGACCTGGTGCGTCTCGCCGAGCGAATGATCCGCCGCCAGTTCGGTGAGCCGGGCTGCGACGGCCTCGCGCTCGCCTTTGAGCAGCAGGAAGTGCAGGTCCTGCGCCACGCCGATGCGGTCGATGGCGGCGGCGAGATCGGATTTGGTCTTGATGGCGGTGGACATGGGTGCTTTCGGAAGAGCAGCGCGAGCCTCTCGGTCTCGCGCCGCCCCAGGGAAGGAGGTTTGATTCACGCCGCCGCGCGCTCCATGCGGGCGCGCAGACGGCAGATCAGATTGCTGTGCATCTGCGAGATTCGCGATTCGCTCATGCCGACGACGCGGCCGATTTCCTTCATCGTCATGGCCTCGCCGTAGTAAAGGATGATGATGAGCTTCTCAGCCCGGCTCAGGCCGCGCGTGACGTCCGCGCCGAATGACTTGAGCTGGATGGATCGCAGCGGGTCGGGCGCTTTCGCGTCGATCAGCAGGTGCACTGTGTTCACATTCGTGCCGTTGTCGGTCTCGAACCTCTTGGCCGACAGCGACGATGTACTGACCGGGAAATCGCTGTAGATCTTCTCGAACTCCGTGGCGGGCACGCTCAGCCGCTGGGCGATCTCCGTGCATGTCGGCGGCCGCTTCAGTTCCGCCTGGAGCTGTGCGGTTGCCTTTGTGACCATGGCATGTCGCTGCCGGGTCAATCGCGGCACCCAGTCCATGTCACGCATGCCGTCGATCATCGCGCCGCGAATCCGCAAATCCGCGTAGGTGCGAAAACGCACACCGACATCCGGATCGAACGATTCCACTGCCGCCATCAGGCCAAGCGTGCCGGAACTCTCCAGGTCGTCGAACTCGACGAACTTGGGCGTGCGCGCGTACAGGCCCGCCGCGATCTTGCGCACCGCAGGCAGATACCGCTCGATCAGCTCGTTGCGGATCGCGTCACGCGCTGAGCCCGGCTGCTGGGCCTGTAGCACGCGGAACAGGCTCAGGTCTTCGATCGAGGCGTACGGTGATGGCATGGAGGGATTGAGCCGACGCGGGACCGGCCAGGTGCACCGCGCCGGCAAGTGCGCTTAGTTGTCCTCGAGGAACTCCATCGCGGCGTCGCGCAGGCGCTTCGCCGATTCGCGGGCCCGGGCAAGCAGCGCGTACGCAGCCCGCTCGGTGATGCCCATGATGGTCGCGATCTGGTTTACATTCTTACCGCCCTGGCGGAGCCGCAGGATAAGCTTTTGTTTGGGCGTGACCCGCAGCTCACGAAATTCATCGGAGCCCACATAATCTTGCGCAACCCTGAACACCCGATGTTCAGGGTGGGCGCGCAAAAAACGCGCGCAAGTGCCCAGCACGCCTGCCTCTGCGAGAATTCCGTAGACCCTGATCATCGACGCTCAAGAGTTCGGCTTTCGCGGGTCCGGCAACGCCATCCCGGCAATCATCGCAGTCGCCGTCACCGCGCTTAAGTCTGCGAGGCTTGAGTGCGGTTCTTCCGGATCTGCCGGACTCTCGTCGCCGACTCGGCAGATGCCGTCCAGGTGGTCGATCTCGTGCTGCGCCACGCGCGCCGCGAACCCCGGGAGATGCAGTGTGGATGTTCGGCGTTGCACGGTCTGGTATTCCACTGTCACCGATGACCATCGACGGATGCTTTTCGATCGACCGGGGTAGCTGAGGCACATCTCCGTTTCCACGTCCGTGTCGCTGGATCGGGCAATGAGGACCGGATTGATCATGATCAGAGTGCGCACGGGGCCAGGTGGCAGGCTGCAGTTAAGGGCGATCACGCGCTTGGCCACTCCGATCTGCGGCGCCGCCAATCCGACTGCGCATCGCGCCTTCTTCACGACCCGCGTCATCAGCTCCACCAGGTCGCTCACGTCTTCACCCGGTGGGACTGCGGCGCACACCCGACGGAGGATCGGGTCATCGCCCTTGCGGATCACCCGATCGATCTTTGGCGGGATGTTCAAGCTCATCGTTCAGCCCTCATGCGAATCCGACCCCCTTTTGGTCGCCGCCGATCGTGTATTCGAATGGGATCAGCCGCCGACCCCCCTGCCGACGCCGGCCGCGGGACTCGGTCGCCTTCATCATCGCGATCCGCGCGATCGCGACTGCCGAACAGCTCGCCGCGTGGCGGTAGAACTGCGCCCGGTGCGGCGTCATCGAGTCCAGGATGTCCTCGACATTGCGCGCGATGTCCGGTGTGAAGCGCCTGCCCTCGAACGCGTCCACGACCGGCGTTCCTTGCGACGTCGTGCGCGACAGCTCGAGCACGACGCGGCCGACCGCCCGTCGCATCCCCGGCACCGGGAACTGGGCGCCATCGCCGAACGAGTCGTCGAACCAGGTTGCCGACGGCACGGTCGTGCCCAGGCGTTTTCGCTCGCGCTCGCAGTCGCGCAGGCGCGACAGGTGCGGCTTGGCACGCATGACCAGCTGCGTGGCCTGCTCGTCGAGCCACTCGCGGCGGCGCTTCGCCGGCCAGTGGCGGACGGTCTGCCGCCACTTACGCTCGATTTCATCGCGCAGGGCCTGCGACGCCGGGTCGGCGGCCGTGTCGCGCGGCGCAGGCGCGGGCCGGCCGTTGATGGCGGGATGGTCCAGTCCTCCACGGAGGTGTGCCCGGTCTGACAGAGAGGGATCCTTCCCCGGCGAGGGAGCAAGCCGCACGGCCCGGCCCGCGCTCTCGCCGTAAGCGCGGACGCAGGGCCGGCGGTGCAGAACGAAGCATCACCGACGGCAAGCCTTGCTGCCAGCGAAAGTTAGTGTGTGTACAATTTGGGTATACGCGGGTTACGTCCCGCGCAGATCGGGGTTGGAATGAGGGAAGCTCGCCCGCCGCCGGGCAAGCGAAAACTGGACCGGGCGCGTCCGAATTACGTCCTGCTGGCGGTGAAGATCACGCCGCAGCAGAAGCGGGCGCTGGCGGTCTGGTCGTGCGAGACCGGCCGCAGCGAGGGGGAGATCATCCGCGAGATCCTCGACCGACCGGGGACCTGGGTCCGGGGGACGATCGAACGGGTGTAGCTGTTCCGTCGCGCTCACAAGGCCCGCGCGATGGGAATGACACATTCGCGACGGCTTTTCCCGAACGCCGCGAAGGAGCAGTCGCGTTTCCGACGGTGTCGAGCACGACCACCTGCACGCCGGCGTCCATGAGCAGCTCGACGAGCTTGCCCGCGGCGTAGGTCTTGCCCGCGCCCTTGCGCGCGATGAACGCGAAGGTCTGTGTCGCCGCGTCGATGGGGAGCTTCTGTTCCTCTGAAATGGCGAGTTGCTTCATGTGTTCATCCTTCACCACGCCGCACCAGATCCACGCTGATCTCGTCAGCGATCTCGCTGGTGTGCTGCGGCTCCGTAAATCGAATCGCGCAGACGCCCGGGAAGCTTGAGCCGTTCGGGACGATCGCAGCGATGGTGTACTCCCTGCCTCGGAACCGCACCACATCGCCCACGGCGATGGGTTTCCCGGTGCTGTCCGCGCAGACGCGATTTCCGTTTCTATCAGTGATCATCGCCGCCTCTCAAGTGTCGCCCGAGCGCCGATGCGCACGCATCGTCGAACCTGTCTCCGTGCGCACCAGCACCCGGTATGGGTCAGTGAACAGTCACTGCCCCCTGGGGCTCACCGGCCCTTGGACTTGGTCGTCTTCTTCGACGGCCGCTTGGCGGTCTTCTTCTTGGCAGCCATGGCGAACTCCTTTCCGTGCGGCTCGGCCGCGGTGTAGTTTCATATTGACGATCCACGCAGGCTGCGCCAGTCGCAGATCGCGGCGCCGCCGGCGTCATCTTTCATCCGGCTCATCACCGAATCTCCGATGCGCTTCGAGAACTGCTGCAGATCGTCGTTCGACAGCAACAGCGTCGCCAGCCTCATCTCGTGGCGCTTCACGATCAGGCGCGTGAGCATCCGGTCCTCCCATGCCGTGTCGCCGCGCTCGTGCAGCTCGTCGATCACGAGGAGCGCCGGCCGCAGGTGATTGGTCTCGTACCGGCCCTCGGTGGTCCCGGACCTCTCGGCGTACGTGCCCTTGAGGCCGATGAAGTAGTCCATCGCGTGCAGATAGCGGGCCGACCTGGGGGGGGTCGCGCGGCAGAAGTCCAGCACGAGCCCGCAGGCGATCCACGTCTTTCCGACGCCGCGTGGTCCGAGCAGCGCGAGGATCCCAGGCCGATCGCGCAGCGCGATGGCCTTCTCGACCACGCGCGCGTAGCTGAGACACACGTCATTCGGCAGGGGTCTCACGAACTCCGGCTCCAGCGACGCTGTGCGGTAACGCTCGGGGACGCCGGCCCGCTGGATCAACTCCTCCACGTGATGCTCGTGGCGTTTTCGTTCCTCGCGCTCACGCCATTGCCGCGCTTCGTCTTCACTCATGAACTTCACCCCTCCCCGCTGGGCCAGGGGTCGCAGCTCGGATGTGCGTTGCCGCTCGGCGTTGTCGCGGGCGATGCGCGCCGCTTCGCGGATTTGCTTTTCGGCGTCCTGCTCGCTCATGCCGGAGTTATCCGGCGCTGGCGCGGAGGATGGGGAAGCTGGTGTCGCTGGCAAACTGACCCCGCTGTTCCGCTGTGGGTCTAGCCCTTCCGATGACATGATTTGCTCCTTTCGCGCGTTCTCGCATCTTCCTGATCCAGTAACCGGGGTTGATGCCGAGTGTGTACAGCTGATGCGATCCGGCATTCACCTCAGGCTGGTCAAAGAAGAACCTCGCCAACGCTTTCGCCTTCTCGATGTCCCAGCTGATCTCCCTGCTGCGCATGATCTTCAGCACCGCTGAAGCGTCCCGACCGCCCTCGAACTCGTAGACAAGCCCTTCGTGGCGGCGCGGATACTCAGCACTGATCCACCAGTCGCCAAATTCCTGGCGGATTCGCTCCTGATCGTCGGTCAGCTTCCGTGTTCCGCGCGGCGCTCGCGCCGTCGAATCACGTGTCCGCGACGACGGGGTCGTCGCCGGTTGCGCAGCAACCGTCTGCTCTGCTCTGTTCTGCTCTGCTATGGCATTGCTTGAAGTATGCTTCAAGCATGCTTGAAGCATGCTTGTTGCATCCAGATGCGGCGCATCGCGTGACTTCGAGGGTCGGATCACCTCCGAGACCCGTCCCCACCTCGCTGCCGCGGCCTTCTTGCCTCGCAATCGATACGCCGCAAGATGGCCCTCGTGGTCCAGCCAGTCGTGAATCACGAGGTCCGCGCCATCGCGCAGCGCGAAGCCGACGGCCAGCAGTGCCTGCTCGAACGCGCCGGTTCGACCCCGCCAATCTACGATCGACTCGATCTCCTGGGTGGAATGCCCCGTCAGCCTGCCTGTGTCAGCGAAGTGCTTACCTACGTAGCACCATAGCCGCAGAGGCAGTGCCTCGGTACCCTTCCCCAGCAGGCCAACCAGCCGCTTCGTCTTGGGGTGATCGAAGTAGTCCAGGTCGATGTTCAGGCTAGGCATCGCGCCGCCCTCCCGCGTCGCTCCAACGATTTGACTTCGCGAGATTGCAGTCCCAGCACAGGCACTGGAGGTTCGACCTCGCGTTACTTCCTCCCCATGACCACGGTCGCTTGTGGTCAACGGTGAGATTCTTTGTGGCTCCACAGCATGCGCAGGCCCCTTCGCCAAGAACACGACGACGAACCGACTCGCGCACCTTGACGCGTGGCCTTTTGAATGGCAGCGGAGCCGCAGTGGTTCGAATCAATCGCTCGCGGGTGGCGCGACGAGCCTCCTCACGGATCATCCTGCCCGAGTAGATAGCGCCACCGTCGTTTCGCTTCAGAACACCCATCCGCGCCAACTCTTCGATTAACTCCGGCACATCCACCACGTCCGCGCCGGTCGCGCGGGCTATCTCGACCACTCGGAGGGGATTGCCATTTCCATCTACGAGAACCCCTCGTCGCTCGGAGAGCGCCATCAAGCACAAGAGATCGATCCAAAGCCCTTTGGCAGCGCGCGAACACGCGCGTAGACCCGGATTGGTAATCCAGTCCCCCGGGTAAAACTGAAAACTCGGCAGCTTACTCGCCACGCGACGGCCCTCCGTGCCCCAGCGGCTCCGTGGTTGTGTTTCGCCGCTCCGGCACGTGGCCGCGGCGGAACAGCTCGCACCGGCCTTCTCGCTTGCGCCGGATCGCCGCCGGTGAAGACACCGGCAGATCGCCCAGGGCCAGCTCGACGGGGCTGCATCGGGTTTCGATGATCCGCCGGCACTCGCGCGCTGATGCGTCCTCGCCTCTCATGCCAGGACCTCCACAGCCACGGGGAACGGGATCAGGTCCGGCCGAACCAGGTGGATGTTTCGCAGCACTGGCGAAGAGACGAAGAGACACAGAGACACAGCGAGAACCCCGCGACGGAGCGCACTGCGTCTGTTCCGCTGTTGATCGTGCCTCGTGTTCATGCGTCCTCCGTCGCGCTCGATCGTTTTCTCCTGCCCATGTCAGTCCGCCTCCGGTCCCCGGTCCAATTCCTCGCGCTAGTCTTGCTCGCGCTGCTGCCGGTGACGCAGTTCCTTTTCCTCCTCGTCGGAAACCACGCGCGGATCCCGGTCATGCGGGCTGGTCGTGGGCAGGCCCATCGAAGCTCGCGCCGCCATCTTCCGCACGCGCGACGGCGTTCCGACTGGATTGATCGCCGGCGTGTCCGGCCGGGTCTCCGCGTCGAAGAAGTTGTTGTTCTGCACCACCTGGCTGGGCCCGCGCGGCGTCGTCGCCGACATGATGCGGTGCGCCTGGTTGAAGACGAAATTCGCCGCGCCGACGTCGCCGGACTTGGCCTTCGCAACCTGCGTGGCCATGATCTCGGCCAGGTCGCCGGCATTGATCGAGCTGGCCAGCCCGTCACGCAACTGCTGCACCCATGGCGGCAACGTCGTCGCCGCCGCCGCGGTGGCCAGGTCCTCGATCCGCCGCTCCTTCTTCACCAGTCCGTTCGTGCTCATCGATCTGCTCCTTCGATTGGTTCATCCATGGCCCCGGCTGGCGCGATACGTTCGGCGCCAGCGAATAGACCTCCACGTTCTTCCCCTGCCCGGCGCGGTTGCCCTTCCCGCACGCGGGATGCCAGGCGATCCGGCCGAGCGAAATCACCAGCCCGCGGCGAATCAGCGTGGCGAGATAGCTGCCGCCGGGGAGGTTGCCGCAGAGCGTCTTCTTCGAGCCCTTCCACGGCGCGCCAACACGCGCGGCCAGCTCACGCTTGGTCTGCGGGCCGTGATCCCACAGCGCGTTCAAGATCTGCGTTTCGCGCATCTGCAGCTCCGCGGGCCAGCCGCTCTCGCGCGCGAACCGGCGGAACGCTTCGACCCGCAGGTGCCCGATCGACGGAAGCCCGGCCTGGGCAATCTGCCGGCGTGTCTTTTCCGCGACGCGCCGCCGCTGATGCTCCGAGTGCAGCACGCTCGGCAGGCCCAGCTTCCTGCGCAGGTGTGCGACCGCGTGACGATCCGTCCTGCCCCACTCCGCGGCGATCTGCGCGTCGCTCCAGCCCAGCGCGTGTTTGGCCCGGAGGAATTCGACGAAGCCCGGCGCGCGGATGCGCTGCGGGATCGACAGGCCCAGCGTCCTGGCTCGCTGCCAGATGCTCCGCGGCGTGCGATCGATGGATTCGCCAATCGTGCGTGCGCTCAGCTTGCGGATGCGCTGGCGGATGATCTCGTCCTCGACGGGCGTCCAGAACCTCCGGCCCGAGCTGACGCGGTGCGACTTGCACCAGCTCGTGATTGACTTGGCCGTGCGGCCCAGCCGCAGGCCGATCTGCGCGTGCGAGAGTTTCCCGGCGTGTTCGCGCACGAACGCTTCCTCGTGCGGTTTCCACGGCCGCGGCTGCGCGACGTAGCGCTGGTGATGGCTCATGTCAAAAGATCCGCGTGCTCCGTCGACGCCGCTGCGCTCTTCGCCGGACTCAGCTGACTCGGGCTGCCGACCTCGAACAGGTGCAGCACCAGCCCGTTGTTCTGCACCGTGCCGATGTATGTGTGGCTTGATGGACGTATCGCACCCCCGGTCATTTCCCAGCGGAACGCGCGCGACTCCTCCGGCAGGTCGGGGTTGACGATCGCCCAGAGCATGGGCTGGCCGTACTGCATCTGCACGCACAGCAAATCCGCGCCGCGCGGCATGTCGATGCTTATGACCTCGTCGTGGATGGTGGGAGCTGCAAATTTCCAGATCGTTCTCATGCGCGCACACTCCTCTCGGCGTCCGTCTCCGCGGCCTCGGCGCCTCTGCGGTTGCATTGCGGGAAGGCGTTGTGCTCTCGCCCGTCCAGCAGCCGGCCGGCTGCCTTCTTGCCGACATAACCCATTTCGCCCCAATCACAGACGTACAGGTCTGATCGCGAGCCTCGCCACTCAAGCCCATCTACGGGCGCCCACGCACCCCACTGCTTGAAAAAGAATGCCACGCGCGCCGCGGCGCACTGATCGCGGATGCTGCGCGCCCAGCCTGGGTGCATTGGGCGCGCGCCCGGACCGGACTCACCGCCGAGGATGATCCAGTCGATCCATCGCTCCTGCCCGGTTCCGTCGCAGAGTGTGCAGGTCTCGCGATGCACGACGTTGCCGGGATGATTGCACCCCCGGCATCCCTCCGGTAGCCGCAAATCGATCGGCCCGAGCAGCGGCTCGCACGAAAGAAACCGCACCGTCGCGTGGCACTTCAGCAGGTGTGGAATCCGCTCATCGGCGGTCCTCTGATCCTCGACGCTGCAACCGAGCCAGACGTTGGCGGGCGGCCAGAAAAACAGAGCACGATGCCACGCTTCGCACACGTGGTCGGGCGAGCCGACGGGCGCGAGACCGGGTTCGAGGCGAACCATCCCGCCGGCGGACTGTCGCGTGTTCATGTACTCCGCCATCCGCTGCGGCCGCTTCGTGAGAATCTGGTATGTGTGCTGCGGCGTCAGCGCCATCACCGCGAACGCCTTGTCGATGAAATTGAATGGCACCTTGGGGTGAAACAGGTCGCTCATCGAGTTGACGAAGATTCGCTTCGGCTTCTTCCAGCCCAGCGGCACCGTCAGCGCGTCATCGTGCGTGCGCACGGTGCCGTTGAAGTGCCAGTCACCCGCGCCGTTCTTCACCGTCAGCCCGACGTACTTCTGTGCATGCGACCGAAGCGCGCCGTTGCCGACGGCGCCGCGGGCCGCGCCCTCAAGCCGGCGCGTCATCGGCACCGCGTAGCAGTGATCGCAGCCGGCACTGACGCGCGTGCAGCCCGTCACCGGGTTCCAGGTCGCGTCCGTCCATTCGATTCCTGAATCCGTGCTCATCGGTGTTCATCCGTGGCTAAATTCTCCAGCGCCGCCAGCCCCGACGCGGTCAGCGAGATCATCGAATCCCCGTCCGGCCAGCTCGCCAGCCGCAACTTGCCCAGCGACACCGCCACCTTGAAGTCAGCGTCGCTGAGCTTCAGGTAGTGCCACGGACCGCAGCGCAGCCGGCGCATGAGGGACAGCTGATCGTCCGTGAGCTGGTGCGCGATCTTCACGCCGGCACCTCCGCAGGCAGGAATCGCCTGCCGGATTCGACAGCGCGTGCGAGCATCGATTCGGCTTCGATGCCGTCCTCAGTCGCCGCTTTTTGAAGCGTTGGCAGGCCCGACGCGATCGACTCCTCAACCTCAGCCCGCGTCGCCGTCCGACCTTCACAGAACCACGCAACGGAAATCGGATCTTGTAGGCGGAAAAGCACCCCGGTGTCGTGTACTTCGATCTCGTACTTCGTGCAGGTCCACAGCAGGCAGACGCCCGGATTGCGTTCGATCATCATCCCTGCCGGCTTGAGCGGACCCAGCGAAAGATCGATCGGCTGTCGTCGCGCCTTGGGCTTGGTGAGGAACGGGCAGGCCATCGCGGAAAATTCGGCACAGGAACTGTGCGAGGGTGGCTCAGCCGAAACGCGGTTGATCGCGCGCATCGGTCCGATGACGAACGTGCGCCTCCGGGTCAGGATGTCGCCGCACACCCAGCAGCGACTCTCCTGGATCGCCCGTATCAGCTTGCGCGCGTCTGCTGCCGGGAAGACGGGGTTGCCATCGACCCAGGTCACAAACCATGGAACTGGATAGCCGCGCTCATCACGCGGCAGCGCCGCGATTCGGCCTGGCATGGGAGGAAGTTGAATCACGCCGGCACCGGCCTTTTCTCCCGGTCCCCGGCGGCGGAGACGACGGGAATCAGCGGCTCCCCCGCCGTCGAGATCGGATCGCCCAGCACGCGCGCCGGCGCGCCGGTATTCCGCCTGCCCCAGGGTTTGCGAGCCACTCGTCGCCACGATTGCTTTCGCTTTCTCATCATGTCAGTTCCTCCCCGACTCACCCGGCCAGGGCCGCGGATACCGAGTCGGATCACGTCTGCCGCCGGTGTGGCTGCGCCGATCGCGCCCGGCCATTCCCGTCATCAGCCTCCGCTCCCGGCAGATCGCGCGCGTCGCCCGCCATCGCGCCCAGCACACGCCTGCCCAGAAACCCATCCCCCACATCGCGACGAAAAGACCTGCCAGCAGCAGCCCGTCGGCCAGTCTGCCCCATGCTTCCGGTCCGTCGTCCATCGCGTCACCTCGTTCTCCCGAGGCCCGGGCGGGCTTTCAGGGCAGCCCGCCCTGGGCGGAGGAGAAAATGCACCGCTTCACCCGGCACTCTGCGGCGCCGGAGACGATTCGGCGGCCGCGCGCCGAACCTTCGCGCTGGCAACCCAGCGTTCCATTTCCTGCTTGAGTTTCTCCTCCTCCGTCGGCGGCCTGACAAACGGCTCCAGGGCCTGCTCGTGCACCCAGTTGGGCGCCGAGAAATCCCGGGACGCCACCGAGTAATGCAGCTGCACGCCGCCGGGACACTGCTCGATCAATCGACCGACGACGATCAGCGGAGGGTACTTGTGTGGGTCCGGGTCCCCCGGCGCACGCAGGTGTGAGACGTGCTGGCCGATCGAGAACCTGAACGTCTTGTCAAGAAACTCCTTCATCTCTTCCGTCATTGCGTTCACTCCTTTTGTTCTGCTGCGCGGGCACCGCTTCAGCGCTCCGGCACGTGCCCGCGCTGCTGTGATTCCCTGATCCACCGGCGCCGGCGCTGCTTCGCCGCGGCCGTGGTGGGCATGATCCTTCCCAGCACCAGCTCCTCGCCGGTGCAGACCGTTTCGATCACCGATCGGCAGTAGCGATCGGGGTCAACCTGCACGCTGAGCCGGACTGTGTCTCGTTCAGGCATGGCTCACCCCACCGGGTCCAGTTCCGAATCCGGCGCGTAGCCGATCATCTGCTGCCGACGCATGCGCTGGCCGTCTCGCTCCTTGGCGGCGTGAATCTCCGCGCGGTCGATCTGAACAGACCTGGGCGCGTTGAAGTGCAGTCGCGTTGCGCGTTTCCCCGGCCTCGCCATGTAGATCTCGGTGACCTTGACTCGCACCGTGACCGCTTCGCCCGCGGGAACCTGGATCACCACCGACTCCCCGGCCCCGCGGCTGAGCACCAGCCCCGGAAAGACGATTCCCCCGTCGCGACTCCGTCGTGCCGGGTCGTTCATGCAGCACCTCCGTGATGTGTTTGTGGTCAAAGCGCCCCGCCGATCCCGGCGGACGTGCTCGCGCGATCGCGCGCAGCGCATAACGCCGCGCATAACGGGTGCCGCGCGTTTTCAGCGATTCAGCGTTGTTTTTTGATGGTGAATCGTGGCACTCATCACACTGGTCATGCCGAGGTGATGTTGGAAAGTAGTTGTGTTTCCAATGGGTTACGTCAACGCAGCCGGCAGGATTCGAACCTGCGACCCGCGGATTAGAAATCCGGGGACAGGAGTTGTCAAGTCCCTCGCAAATCCGCCGTTTTCGGCGTACACTTTGGGTCGCGCATAACGGTTGCGCATAACGCCCCCTATGGCCATCAGGAGCCCAAAACACGGGTTGACCCTCTCGGGACGTGGGTGGTATCGGCGAGTGGCAAAGACGCCGCGATGGATCGTTTCCACCAAACGATGTCCATCCGGGGAAGAGGCTGACGCCTTTTTCGAGGAGCACTTCCGCGAGCTGGCCAGCATGCCCGAGCCGCGGCCTGAGTCCCTGGCTGTGCGTGTGGCGGCGAATCTTTTCGTCGAGCACAAGGAGGGTCGGGGGCTGCACAACGGGACGGTGCGTGACTACGACGACACCATGTTGCGCCTGATCCGCTGCGTCGGCGGTGAGCGCAAGATCGACCGGCTCGGCGGCGCCGACGCACACCTGTTCGTCAGCGACATGGCGGGCCTGGGGCCGGACCGGCGGCAGAAACATCTGATCAACCTGCGCGGCTTCGTCCGCTGGTGCGGCCGGGCGCGACTGACGATCGGATGGACGCTGGACGATCTGCCGCTCGTGTCCAAGAAAGTCATGCGCCGCGAGAAGGCGCAGAATCCGAAGCGCCCTTACACCGCAAACGAGATGCGCCGGCTCATGCGTCACGCCAGCGACCGCATGCGCGCGGTCATTCTGCTGGCATTGAACGTCGCGATGGGCCCGGAGGAAATCTCCGAGCTGACGATCGAGGACGTTCGCGGTGGCGTGGTGACCAAACCGCGGAAGAAGACCGGGGTGGCGCGCTTCGCGCCGCTGTGGGACGTGACCGTCGCGGCGCTGCCGAAGCAGCGTGAGGGCTGGCTGTTCCCTTCGCGCACGGCAACCGGGCACGTTGATGAGCACATCCTGATCCGGCGATTCCGCGCGATTTGCGACCGGGCCGGCGTGGCGCCGCTGGGGCTCTACAATTGCCGTCGCACGTTCCGCACGATCGCCGATGAGTTCGGGGACCAGCGCGCCGCCGCGAAGGTCATGGCGCGCGAACCTGGGGACATCGACACGGTTTACGTGCTCCACGTGAAGCGAGAGCGAATTGAAGCGATGCTGTCGCATGTCAGGCACGTCCTGCAAATCGATCGCGCTTTAGCCGCAGGTCGGTACGTTGCCGGTCAGCGGGGCCTGGCGAAGCGGGTTGCTCGTCGGGCCGCTGCGGCCGGGCGAGCCAGGCCATCAGCGCCGCGCGGGAGAAGCGGTACTGCCCGCCGACCTTCCGCCCCGGGATCACGCCCGAAGCGGTGAGCCGGCGAAGCCGGACCTTGTGCACGCGCAGGAGGACCGAGGCTTCCCTCGCGTCCATCACCTCGCTGGGTCCGTCGATCGGCGTCATCACAACCTCCTCACGTGCGGGCTGACCGGGCCGCGGCGTTCGTGGTCGCGATGCTCGCGCGGGCGCGTTGGCGGCGACGTGGTGAACTGCGCCGAAGCCGGCTGACGATTCGCTTCGCGGCGCGTGTCGGCCATCTTCTTCGCCAGATCGCGTGGCGTGACTCGCCGGCCGTGCCGGTCGATCGGGTCATCGCTGCGTGCCTGCTTCCACTTCGACATGCGGTCCTCCTTGCCAGAGGCTCCAATGCAACCACGGAGACACGGAGTCACGGAGACGGCGTTTGGTTCGTCCGACAGAATTCGCTCACCGGCACGATCCGGCGGCGGTACAGAACCCCCAACACACGAACGCCGTCCAGGCACAGGAACCCGGAGTGGGCTGTCCTTCGTCGCGCCGAAACGGGCCCGCTTGGAGCATCACCCACTCCGGGCATCATATGGATGCGGTGCACCCGGCCGTGCCAGCCCCAGCGATCGCGGCCGTCGGCACGCCGGCCCTCGTAGCTCGATCCCGCGGCACGGATGAGGCGCAGGCCCTTGCGCCTGCCGGCGTCGATGCCGACGACGCGCAGCAGCCGCCTGCCGTCCAGGTCCACCTGGATCAGCCTGCCCAGCAGGCGGCGATAGTCGATCGCGGCGGTCATTCCTTCGACCTCGACAGCCGCGTGGTTCCGTTCTTTATCGCCGGCTCATACATGAGCCCCAACCCGAGTCCGGCGAAGAAATCGTTGCGAAACTCATTGGGAATCGTCTGCATCAGATCCCTCTTCAGTCCGTCGAGCACCGCCATGGACATGCCCACGACGAGTCCGATCTCGTGGAACGTCAGGCCACTGGCCCTCATGAGGGAGGACGCGCGAGGCGTTTCATTGATGTCGTCGACGCGGATGATGATTTCGGGCGATTCGCTCATCTTCGTGCTCCTACCGGTGCGACCGACGCGTCGGGCTGCACCGTCACTTCGCGCTGGGCCCAGCGGGCAAACGCCCACAGCGAGTCGGTCCGCTGGATGATCCGGCCGTGCGGGATCCACAGCAGCCGCTGCGTGCCGTCGCGCGTGAACAGGCACTGCACCTTGCGGCGGCGTCCATCGCGGCCCTCGTATAGACAACCGGGTTTGATCTCGCTGGGTTTCATGGCTTCACCATTGAAGACACCGAGTGAACAAGCCGGCCCGCGGGCGTGTCGGAGCCGCACGGGCCGGCAGTCGCTCACAAACACTTCGCTGTCGGTTGGGTGCCTCCTTTCCGGTTAGGCGTTTCAGAATGGGTTGGGTCGCCATCGCTCGTCTGCGACAGCTTCCAGTTGGCCATGAAGTCGATGGCGCCGCGCACGACGTGTTCGAGCTGCTCATCGCCGCCGACAGGGAGCACCTTCAGCGGCGCCAGGTGGCCGGTCGGGCCCAGGTGCCAGACGGCGATGGAGAATTCGCACAGGCGCGGTACGCGGGTGCCCGAGAGCATGAGCGGGTTGAAGCTCACGCGGGTGATCTCGACGGCCAGACCCAGCGGCGTGGCGGCGTCGAGCGTGGTTTCGGCCTCGTGCCAGGTCATGACGGATCCTCCCGCTTGAAGCGTTCGACCAGCCCTCGCACGAGGCCATCCCAGCGGTCGCGCTCGGTCCAGTCGGGGCTGCCCATCCATGAGTCGTTGTCGTGCCGCTCGTAGCGGAGCGCGCACCCGACGGAATTCCGCATCACCTGTGGCGACGACCCACGTAGCAGGCCGGGTTCAACGCGCTCGATCCAAAGCGGCTCAAGGACGATCCCGCGCTCAGGACGGTCGGCCTGATCGATCGAGAGGTCGAGCAGGAACCGATCTTCCACGATCGCCACGAGGTGGCCCGCGAAAGCCCCGGGCTTGGCGTCGCCGTAGCCGACACCCACGCTCCAGCAGGCAGCGCCGGGTTCGTGTTGCCACGCCTTCATTTCCTGCGCGGTGGGCGGCAGTCCATTCGTCACGGTTTGTCGGTCATACCGCTCGACCAGCGCGGAATTGAACACGGCCGCGCGCACCGACATGGCGCGGGCTGTGATCCCCAGCTCCTTGCAGAACATGACCGCCACGCGCGTCGAGAAGATGCAGCTGTCCGGCCTGGCAACCCGCAGGATCTCGGTGCGCGCGTGCTTCACAAGGAAGCTCACCGCTCGCGCGGTTGGCGGCGCGATCGTTCCGGTCACCGGAAATCCTCCGGTTGGCAGCAGCTGTTGTGGGCGTCCCGCCACTGATCGCCGCGGGCGTACGAGTCAATGATCTGCACGACCAGGGCGAAGCCGAACGCGACGACGACGAGCAGAATCGCCAGCGGCGTGACGGGGATGGAGAGTTTTCGGTTCATGCTGACTAGCTCATCCCAATCCTGCGCACGGCCCACGAATCCCGGTCTCGCGCACCCTGCGGGTCATGCGCGAGCCCGACGACGTCCCTGCGCACGGCCCACGAATCCCGGTCTCGCGCACCGTATCCCGCGCAATCACTGCGCCTGTATGCTCCTGCGCGAGAGCGCCGGAAAATAAAAGAGCCGTACTGCCTCCACGGGAGGCATCGCTGACGGAAAATTTCCGTCGCGTTCCACGGCCGGCCAACGGCACGTCAAGCGCCGTCCGGTTCCGTGCTGGGCGTTGCAGCCGCCCCATCATCGTCGGGCTTTCGCACGACGATGAGTTTCACCTGCGCGTCAGCGCACAATGTCTTGAGCCGGGCCTCGATCTGGCTGTAATCGAAGCTGGGCATGTATTGTCGTTCCCGATCGTCGTACTCGATGGACGCGTAGCCGCGACGCGCCGCGTATCCCACGAGGGACCGGCAAGCCTGGTCCACGAAAGTCTTGACCCGGTTGCGATGCTTGCTGACGCGCATCGCGCGATGATCGTCGATCTGCCGGCGCATTCGTCGCGGCGTCCGCTTCTCGAATTTTGTATCGTCACTGATCCGATCGAGGAACCGCGAATGCGCCGAATGCGCACGACGGATGTGATCCGCGTTGAGCCACGGTCGTTCCTCGCCCTCCTCAGCGACGAACCAGAATGACCCATCGCCGGTGCGGACGCAGAGGGTTCCCTGCGATTCACGCTGTGCGCGCTTGCGGCGACGGAATAGACCAACGATCTTCACCATCTCGCGGTACTTGCCGCGAGCGCCGCCTCCATTGCGGCGAGCAGCGGTGCCACCCCGATGATCCGAGGCGTTCGCCCTCTGTCCCACGACGATCAGCTCGCGCGGCTCAGCCTCTCCGTTCAGGAAGCGTTGAAAATCCGACACGAATCGCGCGAAGCCCTTGCCGGCGCGCAAGCGGAGCGTCACCCGATAGGAGCCAACAACTTCGGTGGACTCAAGGCGAAATGAGACGCTTGGGTACTGTTTTCCTTCGTACTCGACGAACCCGAGAGTGTAGTCCTGACCGCGCACGCGGAGGGGGTACGGATACTTGAAGTTGCGAAATGAGCGCTCCCCGGTCCAGATCGTTTCATAGCGCTGCTTGGCATAGGTCTTTCTGGTGTGCTGGCAAATCGCGCTGATCGTTCCGCTGGGGAGCTGCGGAATGAGCGCCCTCGCAGGTTTGTACAGAATGTCCGATGACACCGGTCGCATCTTCGGCAGCTTTGTCATGCCGGGATCACGCACCACGTCGCGGCTTGCGAGCTGCCGCTCCATCAGGTTGGCCGCGGATCGTGAACGTGACCACGCTGCTTGAAGCAGCGGACGAAACTCCTTCCAGCTCATGTTCACGGGCCCAGCCACCGGGAACGAGATCGCCCGGACCGACAGCGACGACTTGCAGGCTCGGCAGTAAGGCTGTTTCAAGAATGACGTCCACCCGCGCGGGAGCTTAATCGCCCCGTCGAGCTTCAGGACGGACTGAGCCGTCGCGCCGCACTGGCTGCATGTCGCGCTGGGGATTCCGTTGGGCATGGCACTTGGTCCTTTCACCGCGCACCTCCGCGCGCAGCGCAGCGGTTCACGATCGACAGAAATTCATCCAGCGCCCTGACCACCGCGCCGCGGAGCAGCACCAGCTCGGTCACTTCTTCACGGGAGAGGATGCCGTCGGACGAGTGCCGGTCGGCGTTTTCGAGCAGGCTCGCCAGTCCGCGGTTGGCGTCGATCAGCTTGCGCAGCGCGTCCTTGGGTTTCACAGCCCCGTCGTCGCCGCCGTACGGCCGCAGCGACACCGCCAGTTGCGGCATGAGCACCGTGGCCAGGTCCAGCCGATCCTCGTCGGTCGAGAGCGAGATGATCTGCTGGAGCCTGGTCGCGTTTGGCGTGCTCTGCGAATCGCGGTACGCGCGGAGCGTTTCCTCGGGGATCCGCCAGCGATGCGCCAGCGAGGACTGGTTCACGTCCGCGGCCTCGGCGCGGCGGATGGCCCGCCAGACCCACTCGGAAAACCAGTGATTTACGGCGGAATTCGAGGGCATTTCGCACTCGTCGGCGGAAGTGAAGTCTGAAAATGTCGTCCGTGACGCGGCTCGCATGGCTCCGTCCCTACAGCGTGGTTTCATACAGGGGCTTAGGAGAGACCGTCGTGATCGCTGTCGTGGAAGTCTGGAGGAAGAGACGGAGAGACGCAGAGATCAAGAGACGAAGTGCGCCCGGGTCCGCTGCTGCCGGCCAGGCCCGTGACGACGATCTGCGACATGCCTTGCATCACCGACGTCGTGAGGGGGCCGGCAGGGGAATGGCTGCGTGGTTCGAAGGCCGCACCCGCACCGTCCCTGCCGGCGGCGTTGATCCGCGCAGCCATCACGCCCAGGGCCGGATGGTCCTCGCCCAACTGAATCGCGTCATCGATGGCGATCGCGCGGTCCAGCGCGAACACTTCGTTTCTCGGCCTCTTCGGATCTGTGTCCCGTGTGGTTTCCATGTTGCTCCGTCCTTCCCTGTGCTACGTGGCGATTGGTTTGAGACCGGCCTGACGCGCCGCGATCCGTTTGCGCACGATCTGGTCGCGCACGCGCTTGGGCACGTGCGGCCACCCTTCCAGGGCTGCTCCGATCGCATCGATGATGAAGAGGCCTGTGGTCGGCGGGATCGCGCGAGCCCGTTCGTAGTCCTGAAACTTGATCTTGACGGCTTCGTACGGCTTGCTCATGCGTGGAGAAAATACCACGCAAGTAGCGGCATGCAAGAGAAAACTTGGAAACATTTCGAGAGACATCGGTCAATCTGCTTCCATCCTCTTGGAGGCAAAAGAGTTGCGACATAAAAGAAATCTCTCTAACGTGGTGTACGGTGGTAGAAGAACGAAAGAGTGGAGATACGCTGCGAACCCACATCGAGTTGTATGCTGGGGCGGACGCGAAGCTAGATGTGGTGTTGAAGCGTCTGCGGCAAGCTCGTGTGTTTGTGCTGAGCCGGGTTGTTGAATGGTTTGTGGATCAGCATCCCGACGTGCAGGCGCTCATCGTTGGCGGAGGGGACGCAGCCTCTGCGATGATGCGCATCCGAGAGCAGCAGGCCGCTGAAGGAGAGACAGTCGAGGCGCTGCTGGAAAAGGCCAAGACGTCAATCAGCGTGGCCCAGCGGGCGCTGAAGGGTCAGCGTACCGAGAAGCGCAAGGGGTGAATCGCGATGGAAGACCAATTCGCGAGGCAGCAGGCAGCGCAGGCTTTATCCGCCGCGGGCGTTCATCGAACCGGATAGCTCATCACGTCCGACGGGACGCCGATGACGTTGATCGTCGCACAGGCGATCTGGTCGATTGCGATGGCGAAGCGACGACGGTCGGCATCGTCGGTCGAATCCGCCTGGATGAGAACCGCGACCTTTGCGGCGGCCCGGCGCAAAAGTTGAACCGCCTCGCCGAGATCCTTGTCGATGGGAGTCAACATCGCGGGCGAAATCCTACGCCACGCCGGCGGGCGAACGCCAGCGACGGCGGCGGGCGTAGCCGACCAGGTCCTGATAGAACCGCTGCTCATTAACGTCGTCGTACGAACCATGTTCACGGCGAAACGCTTCAATCACGTCGTTCTGCGCGGCGGCGTCCGCGTAGCCCATGCGGGCGAGCTGCGACCGCGCCGCAGACTCCGGCCCTCCCGGCCCGGCGGCGATGTCCGCGTCAGAATCAATCGCGGGCGGTTCGTCCGGCTGGTCCCGCGGCTGCACCGGCCCGCCCGAAGCCAGCTCCTCGAACGTGTACAGGCCGCCGAGGTCCTCGGCGAACGCCTTGCGGAAACCGCCCGCCTCAGCGCATTTTGCCAGCTGATTGCAGGGCATCTTTTCCCAGAACGGATCGAGCACCAGCTGCCGCTTGGCGTCCAGCCGGTACGGCGCGAACTCGCGCCAGCGGGCATGCCCGTAGATCGGCTGGCTGCTGCCGTGTCTGAGGATGCCCACGCGGGCCATAAACGGCGGGCGAACGTCATCCGGCCAGACGACCTTCCAGTCGCCATCGGAACTGCAGAATTCCGGCTCGGTCTGCCCGGCGTACTTTCCCGTCCGCTCGGCGATCAGGCGGAAGGCGGCGATCGTGGTGATGATCGACATGCTGAGCCTGCCGGTCGACGGGTCGGCCTGGCGCACCGCGCGCACCTGCCGGCACAGGGGGTTGAGCCGGCGGCTGTTGCAGATCTCGATGAACAGCTCCCACTCGGTGTCGGTGAAGTCCGGGTAATCGACGATGCGCAGGACATCCAGCCGGGCCGCGGCCACGCGGCGCATCGGCGGCGACACAGCCGGCGCGGCCGGTGCGGTGCTGGCCAGCGGCGGCGTCTGGGGCTCGCCCATGTCGGCGAAGAAGGCCATCCAAACCTTGCGCAGGAAATCGACGCTCTCATTCGCGCGGGTCGCGGCCTGCTCAAGGGTCAGATAGCGGACGCCATCGGCGACGCGCGGCGTGCCGTCGAGAGCGGTGGGCAAGCGTGGAATCGGTTCGGCGTCAACGAGTTCGAAGATCATCTGCGGGGGCATGGTCAGTCCTTCCGGGCCGAGCGCCCGGGAACGTGCGGTGTTTTCGCGCGCGGGCCGCGCCGCGGCGCCAACCGAACATCTACCAAACATCGTCCGAACAAGTCAAGCGAATTTTGGTCGGCGGCCATGCTGGCCACTGACGGCGTTGTGTCAGTGAAGTGGTGAATCTCGGAGGTTGTGATGCGATACGAAGTCCGCGGCGCCGAAAGCGCGACCGGGAAGGACGTGCGCGTCGAATTTGAAGCCAGGGACCCGGAGGAGGCTCGTCGCCTGGCAAACTACAACGGCGTGATGGTCGAATCAATCGGCGCCGCCGGCCAGAAGAAAGCCGCGCCGGTGGTGAGCTACGCCGATCCTGCAACGCCCCGACCAGCACCCAACGTCACGGCAGATGTTGCCCCGGCGTACATGGGAATCGTGCAGGGTGCGCGGCTGCTGAATCGCGTGGCAGCGCGATACCGCTCGATGGCGTGGCTGCTGATGGTGGCAGCAGTTCTGATGGCGATCGGTGGAATCGTGATGATGGTGCGGGGCAATCCTGCGGGGCTGATGACGATCCTCGCCGCGATCGCGCCGGCGGCAATCTCGCAGGTGCTGTTCACGCGGGCAACGACGATGGTGCTGGTGGCGAATGTTTCCGAAGCGATCAGAGACATCGCGCGCAACACGACCAAATGAAAAACGCCGCTCCTGGAAGGGAGCGGCGGTCGAGGGCACCGGGGAGATAATGAAGGTACTGATCACCGTCAAGACGTACCCAATCCCGTCGGCAAAGTACGATGAACTCGTCTGCACCGCCGGGGTTCAGGAATCTGGAGAGTTTGTCCGCCTCTATCCGATCAACTTCCGGGACCTCCCTTTCGCGCGGCAATACAAGAAGTATCAGTGGATCGAGGTCGACGTCACCCGCCACCAGGGTCGTGATGTTCGGAAGGAGAGCTACCGCCCCGACTGCGACTCGCTCACGTTGATCGGCGCGCCGATTCGAACGAAGGATGGCGACTGGTCTGCACGCGGGGAATTCGCACTGAAGAACAGGGCGAAGTCGATGGAGGAACTTCACGATCACCAGGAGCGAGACCGGACTTCCTTGGGAATCCTGAAGCCGAAGTCGATCGATGACCTCATCGTTAAGTCGGACGACCCTAACTGGAAACCACAGTTCTACGAGGCGCTGCGCCAGGCTCGGCTTTGGGACGACAGGCAACGGACAAACGAACCGCCGCGAAAGGTCCCTTTCAAGTTCCAGTACCGGTTCACCTGCGACGATCACCGGTGCAGGGGACATCAGATGATGATCGAGGACTGGGAGGTCGGCGCGCTGTACTGGCGATTGCGAGACCGAGGCTTATCGCCCGTCGCCGCGGCCGAAGGGGTGAAAAAAAAATTCCTCCATGAGCTCTGTGCAAAGGATCGGGACACGCACTTCTACGTTGGCACGGTGCTGGCACACCCGAAGTCATGGGTGATCATTGGCGTCTTCTATCCGAAGCGCTCGCCGCCCTCGCTCTTTGAGACGTGAAGGGCGTGCTCAAGGAATCGTGACACCGGTGCCGATGTCGCTAATCTATTCGAGGTGAACAAATGGCAAAACCACGACGGATTCAACTGAGCCGTGGCCGGGGCTGGTCCATGCCGGCGAACACCTCAAAGGTCGATCGATCAACCAGGTGGGGGAATCCCTTTCGCGTCGGCTCGGCGGCGCGACATCCTTTGACGGGAACGAGGGTGCAGGTGGACACCGCAGCCGTCGCCGTCGAACTCTTTACGCTCCATCTTGAAACCCGTGAGGGAGCGTGTCTCGCAGCCGCCGCGTACCGAGACCTGCGCGGAAAAAATCTGGCGTGTTGGTGCAGGCAGGGTAGCCCCTGTCACGGCGATGTGCTCCTCAGCATCGCCAATGACAGCCGGGCAGGCGCGCGTTATGCCCGCGCAGGTTGATAGTCCGGGCAGCTGACGCAGGGCTTCACGTCGCTGCGGCCCAGATCAACAGCGAACAACGTGCACTTGCCGTGCAACGCGCACTCAAACACTTTGGCGCGTACGGTGCCGCCGCAGGTCCTGCACGGGACGTGGTCGATCGCGGTGGCCGACCGATGCCGGCACGACGCAGATCGCGCGGCAGGTGAGCTCGTCGTGCTGTACCGCTTGCTCTTTTGGACGCGCTCCCAGCCGGGGCAATACACGTTCGGCGGACAGGCAGGGGTCACAGCGCCTCCATTGTCAGGGACGGAGGCAGCGTTGTGCAGCGATCCCAGAGCGTCCAGCCCGTGGTCGGCGGGCAGCATCCTGCCGGCATCGTCGCTGCGAACGACGTGGTGCAGCTGCCATTGTCGAAGATGAGCCACCATTCGTTCGGGCCGTTGAAGCCCTCGACGGTCAGGGTCACCGTGAAATCTGCGTTATGCCAGGTGGTGCCGTCCTTCGTGAGAATGTGCTGACCGCCGTCTGGGCCGGTGCTGGTGATCGTGGCCCGATAGGTGGTGCTGCACTCAGTCAGGTCCGGCTCGCCCGGCGGGTTGCCGATGCGGCAGGGTGAGCAGATCACATTCGTGCAGTCGATCTCCGTTGTTGCCGCGGGGTCGACGAAGATTGTGCCGGTCGGCAGGTCGGTGCGCTGCCACTGATAGCACTGTCGCACGTCATCCGGGTGGCTGTTGACGTAGAACACCACACCTTCGAGGTCGTCGACGCTGCTGGTCCAGTACGGGCTGGCGGCGCCGCTGCGACAGTGAAACGCCTGATAGCACTGCCCGGCGTCGGGACATGGGGTGCCGACGCATTCCACGGCAGGCGGCTCGTCGCACGGCCCGCCGATCAGGCCGGAGACGTAGATGCCGGGCCGCGTGTAATCAAGAAACCACGGTCCGCCCGAGCAGCCCGGCGGCGGCGCTGCGCCACCGGGGAGGTGCAGCAAGTGATCACGGTTGAAGGCTTGGTTCCGAAACGTGCCTGCCTGATTGGTGTTGCAGAACTGCCGCGTGGCAGATGGAGGGAGCCACCCGCCGGTGATGCTGAAGATTCGTTTGTTGATCGACAGGCCGCAGAACTGCCGGAGGATGGACCGCTCGACGCAGGCAAAGGCCTCGGCCTGCCACTCGCCGCAGCCCGAGCCGCGACAATCATCGCCGAAGCCCAGGACGCGCACGAAGATGTGGTTCACCGGGATCTCGATGCTGGCGGCGCCGTCGGCGGTGTCGGTGAGGCTCCCGACCGTCACGTCGGTGCGTGAACCGGTCCAGAGCGAGCCGGAGCCAATCCAGGACCGGCGCTTGATGGGGACGACGATCTCCAAGTCCCCCAGCGGCCGGAACCACGCGCAAAATGGCGATTCGTCCCCGATCGGCTGCGCGGTGCACGCCGCACCAAACAACACGCTGGCGAGCATGCAACAGGGGACCTCGACCTGCCCCAGCGGCGCGAAGCAGGTGTGCGTGCACGGCTGGCAGCAGCATTTCTTGCGATTGACGCCCGACATCAGGTGCAGGCCCCGTCTATCGCATTTTCGTACTGGCACCAATACTCGCCGTCGCCAGCTGCGTTGGTGACAGTGAAGACGCGCACCCGCGTGTGCTCGGGGATCGGCTGCAGCTGCAGAGAGCCGACGAGATTCGCCGAATTGACGCCGTTGCCGAAGAGGCCGGCGGTGTCGTTCTCCGATTCGATCAGATTGCGCATCGAGCCGGACCGCCCGCCGGGCTTGTCCTCCCAGGCTCCAAATCCGGTTGTCGTCTTCTGGATCTCGACGAACGGATAGTTCCACCGGAAATTGCTCCCGTCACGGGTGGCGACGCCGACGCGCGCGACGAAGTCGGATCTGCCAGCGCGGCCGCCGCCGACGGGAAAGCGCACCGGCAGGTTCGTCGTGTGGCGACGAACTTCGGCGAGTTCCCGCTCGAGCTGGGCGATCCGGCGTTCGAGTGCGCGAGTGTCCATGTGGGGGAGTGTCGGGGGTGTGCCGGGGGTGCGAGCGGGGTGTCAGATGCGGGGAACGAAGCTGTGTGCCATCTGCGCGATGGCGACCTGCCGCCTGGTCGAGGCCTGCTCTCCGAAGTCCAGCTCCGTGTAGCTGGTCTGGATCGTCGTCGTGCCGGCGTCGAGATTGTACTGGCGAGACGTCACGATCGAGTTGACGGCGATGCTTTGGGTCTCGGTCGTCGCGCCGCGCACATACGAGCCGGGGCGGTGCGCCGCGACGATCTCGCTGAGCGTGACGGTCAGCGTGGAGCGGATGCGGCCAAACCACGCGACCGCGCCGGCCGCGAGCTTGCGCAGCCGTTCCACATCGTTGCGGATGGTCGAATCCCCCTGGTGCCGCTCGAGCTGTCCGGCGCCGCTGACGCCGGTCACCGTGCCCGGCGCGACGTACCAGAGCTCGGCATCGGGAACGTGAATGTGCAGCACGCGCGAGGCCATCTGGTCGCGTCGCGCCTGCGTCTGCGCCGCGGTCTCGCCCGGGAGGGGCGACACCGGCACGTCCGCGACCACCTTGAGCTGCTGGTCGGTGCGCAGGGCCACGGTCGCGATCATCGTCGTGTAGTCGATCGAGGCCTCGCCCTCGGGGGGATTGGCCGGATCGAAGTCCGTGTCGTTTCCGCCGGCGGTCCAGTGGTTTTTCGCCAGCACGTGCGCGGGCTGCGTGCGTGCGATGAACCCGAGCTCTCCCTCAAGCATTCGCACCAGTCCGGGCAGCGAATCGATCAGGTAGTAGAGGCTCGTCTGCTTCACGACGACCAGCGGCTCGAGGAACTCGGGGGTGAACGTCTCGGCCGGCGAGGACTTTCGGATCGGCAGATCCCGGACCAGCGACACGCCCCACGCGCGGTAGGAGCCCTGCGTGACCGCGCCGCCCCCGGAGGCCTGATCGATCGAGCCGTCCAGCTTCAAGGCCGGATTGATCGGGTTCCTGGTTCCGCCCTGCCCGTCGCCGGCTTTGTAGGCCCAGTCCGGGTGAATGCGGAATTGAGCGTAGACCGCCGGGTAGCGGCTCTGGCGAATGCGGTCGGACTCGCGGGCATCATCGCCGCCGGCAGCCGCCTGGTACGCCGCCTGGTCGCCGTCGGACCACGCTTTCAGCAGCGTGCCGTCGGCGAAGCTGACGCTGAAACAACTGAGCACGCGCTCGCCGGTGACGAGGATCCTGCCGTAGCCGGCGCGACTATCGAAGCCGATCGTGGCCCCGGCCACGTCCAATCGCCCCACCAGGACCAGATCGGCGCTGTCGGGATTGGCCGGAATCTGCGCATCGCCCATGGAGACTTCGATATCCGTCACGCTGAAGACGCTGATCTCGAGGCTGGTGATTCCATTGTCGTCGTCGGCGGTGGCGATGCGCCAGCCGAAGCCGCGCCTCGGGTTGATCAGCTCGTTGAGGGCTTCGTGCAGCGAGCGGCCCGTCACGTCGGTGCGCGGGATGATGATCTCGGCCAGCGCGTCGGACTGGCCGCCGAGCGTGAACTCCGGCTCGGCCGGGCCGAAGAACGTGAGCAGATACTCCACCGCGTCCCTGAGGGTCCACTGCGCCGCGGAATCCGATCCGTCGAACAGGTGCGACGAGTGATCCGCGTCCAGGTCGATGGCCGACTCGGTACGGTTGCCGATCTCGGACAGCCCGCGAACCAGCCGTTCGTTGAACACCAGCGTGGTGTCGATCTCCTGCAGCGCGCTCGACGCGCCGCCGAGGATGTAGCTGCCGCGCACCGTCTTCAGTTCGAGCAGGTATTCCAGGCCGAATGCCGTCAGGGTCTGATCGGCGTACGCGCCATAAGCGGCGCCGCCGACGGCGATGGAGTTGTCGACGATGATTCCGATCCACACCAGCAGCGGCTCGCGGTCGCCCGGTGCGTTTCCCGGCTGCTGTCCCAGCTCGGGCTCGGACCCGTCGTCGCGGATCACTTCAATCCGAACGAACCAGTCATTGAAATACTTTGGCGTCGTGGCGGCGAAGTCGTCCTGGTCCTCGCGCCGGATGGTTCCCGTGGCGAAGCGGAACTGCGCGACGGGGATCGACGGGGCCACGCATTCGGTGAACCCGACGCACTCAAGATAATCGACCGCGACCCACGGCGCTGACCACGTACGGCGGATCAGCACGCGGTGATGCTGCCAGCGGCGCACTTCGCCGGAGGCGAGGTTCGTGGGCGGCGGCGGGATCTGAATGATCATGGTTATTCGACGATGACGTAGGCCGTCCCAAATTGAGGCGGCAGGATGACGCTTCCTGAACCAGCGACCTTGGTGGGCAGCTCGGAGATCCGCCAGGTGTATGCGCCCGGCGCGAGGTTGTAGTTGAACGTCACAGTGCTGGCGCCGGCGCCGACGAACGCGTCAGGCTGGACGCCGCCGACAACGAATTGCGGATCCACCTCCCCGGTGGCCGTGATGGGCTTGTTGAAAGTGAAGGTGATTTCGGCGGCGCCGGCGCCGAGCCACACTCCGCCGACCGAAGTGACGCTGGCGACATTGCCGCCGACGCCCACGCTGCCGCCCTGGCCCTGTTCGGCCGACCGGCCGTAGAACAGGCCGCGCGGCGCGACGCTTAGCGGGCCGAGCAGGGTTGCGGTGGCCTGGTAGATGGTTGTGCCCGTGCTGTCGGCGATGGGATTGCCGGCGCGACGGGTTCGCACGATCGCCTTCACCGTCGCGCCCTCGACTTGGGCCGCTGTCGTGTAATCGAGCTTGGCCACGCCGTCGACCTTGCGCATGACGACGACGATCGGCGAATCGGTCGCCGGATTCGGAGCGCTGCCGTTGGTCGTGAGATAGATGAGGAACTGGTCCGCCTGGTTCGGCCCGTCCGGCGCGTAGACGTAGCGCGCCGACACGAGCACCGTGCCGCCGGCCGCCGGCGTAAGGCCGATCTGCGTGGGATCGCTCGGTGGCACGGGCACCTGATCCCCGGTGGCATTCACGGTCACCTGCCATGTGGCGACGTTCTGGCTGCTGAGGTTCCATGCGTTGCGCAGCCGCAGCAGCAGGTGGTACGTGTGCCCGGGCGTCAGCGGGTCGGTCGTGAACGGGAGCGACGTGAAGGTCTCATCCGGCGTGCCGGCAGGGTTGGGCTCGGCGTCGACGCCGATGAACAGCTCGTAGCGGGAGAGAGCGCTGTTGGCCAATCGGTGCCGGCCGGTCAACGTCACGGCGTATGTGATCACCGACTTCGACAGGCCGCGTTCGTTCTGGACGAACGATCGCACCAGCCTCGACGTGCCGCGCAGCGATTGCGACCAGGCAGTGCTGCCCAATGCTGACTGCCCACGCAGCGACAGGGTTGACGAATTCAGCAGCGCAGCCTGGCCGCGCAGCGCTTGCGACGTCGCTCGCGCCACGGAGGCATGCCCGCGGGCCAGCTGGGACCACGCCGCGTAGCCGAGGTTCTGGTTGCCCATGAGGGCGGCGTCGAAGTCGTTCAGCGCCAGCGCCCGGCCGCGAAGTGAGTGAAAGTAGCCCGCGAGCTGGCCGGAGATCTGCCGGGAAAGCGGCAGGTACAGCTCCCAGCGCGACTGCGGCTGCCACAGGGACATGACCTCGTCGGCCGTCAGCACGCGGTCGTACAGTCGGCACTCCAGGAACGGGCCGTTGAAATGGCTGCCGGCGTCGTGCGCGCCAAGAACCACTTCGAGGTCTGAGCCCGACAGCGTTCCGCCGGATGTGTCCTGCGCGAAGAGCAGCCCGTCGCGATAAATGCGACGATCGCGGCTGCTCGTGTCGTACGTCCCCACCCACAGGTGCGTATCGGTGTCTGTGACCGGCGAGGAGTTCAGGTCGTCGAAGTTGAACGCGAAGGTGAATGCGTCGGAGTCGCGGAAGCCGAAATGCAGGTTGCCGTTGCTGAGCAGGAAGTCGTGCGACCCGGTGGCGGCGCGCTGCGCCCAGCAGGCGATCGAAAAGGAGATGCCGGAGAGCGCCAGCGGAAAGGCGCTGATCGCCCGGCAGGCGCCGCCGTCGTTCTGCCAGCAGTTGCCGAGCTCGGCGTTGCCGCCGGCGATGAACGCGCCGTCCATCGCGGCATCGTTGCCGCGGACCAGCTCGCGGATGAGCCCGGCCCCGCGCGACGCGGCGCACGTCCACCACGCCATCAGCCCCGCGACCTGCGGGCTGTCGACGTTCAGCGCGAACGGCTCGGCTGGCGGGGTGACGAGCGGATGTGGTCGACGGCGCATGGGGAAAAAGAAAGAGACGGAGAGACGCAGAGACGAGGAGACAAAGTGGGCGCTTAACGTCGCGCACTTCGTCTCTGTATCTCTTCGTCTCTCCGTCTCTTGAGTGACCTATTCGAGTGATTCGGCGTATGGTCGGTACTTGACGGTGTTGCCGGAGCTGCCGAAGGCCTGCCCGCCCTTGTTCTGCACGACGGCCTTGAACAGCGCTGGCGGCAACAGCACGCGCGGGATGATCACGCGCTGCGCGGTGGTCACCGCGCGCACGGGGAAATTGCCGACCCACGCCGTCGCCGGCGGCGCGATGCTCGCGTCGCCGTCGGCGTAGTTCGTACCGTCCGCCGAGCGCACCAGGTACAGCGCCACGTACCCTCCCGAGCTTGGCGCAACCCCATAGGTCACGACCAGCTCAAAATCTCCATAAAGATACCGATCCGACCCGTTATCCAGCGCGCTGCTGATGGCCCGCGCGTCGGCGGCGAGTGAGTTCAGCCCGGTGGTCAGGGCCGAAACGATCGTTCCCAGCGTGGACCATTTGCTCAGTGACATGATTTATGCCGCGTCGAAGGACAGGTTGATGAGGTTCTTGAATGATGCCGATGCGGTCGAGCCGGCCACCACCAGGCGGTGGATCCACAACCCGTGGATCGCACTGGCGGCCAGCGTTCCGATGCTGATGCCGCCGGCCGCGGTGATCTGATTGTTCCACGAGACGGCGGTCGGCGCTGTGCCTTCGTTGGCGATCGTCTGGATCTGGTTGGACGAGGGCGTCTCAGGGGCGATGCGAATCCCCGGCACGGCGTCGATCGTGTCGGTGGCTGCCCCGGCGGCGGCGGTGGTGCCCAGCAGGCCGCGGCCGGCCGCCGGAATGGTCAGCGTCGTGCTGGTGCGGCTGGTGTAGTAGACGATCTCGCGCGTCGTGCCGGCGTTGGTGATGTGGCAGAAGCCTGAATCAGGCCAGTCGGCCAGCGAGCCGGACGTCACAATGGTTCCCGAGCCGGACGCGCCGAGCTGGCCCGAGTTGCTCGTGCGCTGCGTGCCCAGTGTGCCGATGTACGCCTTGAGGTTGCTGACCGGCGCGGCGTTCTCGTTATAGATGAAGAGCGCGCGGTATTCGTTGTCCCCCGACGAGGCTTCGGAGCTCGAGACGTTGTCGAAGCCGAAGAGGTTGTTGTAGACCTCGGCGAGCGTGAGGGTGGCGGTGCCGCTGAGCGCGGTGGCGGTGGTGCGCGTGACACGGAGGAACTTGTTGGTCTCGCCGCCGCCTCCTTCGAGGATCTTCGTCTCGCCGTTGAGGATGGTGACCGCGGCGCCGATCGTCCCGCCGGGCGGCGTCCAGCGCAGATCGTCAGATGCGCTGGCGGTGAGCGTGCCGGCCCCGGTGCCGTTGGCGCCGCTGGCGGTGATGATCGTCACGTTGGAGATCGGGTTGGTGACGGTCACGCCCAGCGAGAAGATCTCGCTGGAGCTGCGGAAGTTGCCGAGGGCCGCGTCGGGGTTGGTCTGCGTGCCGCCGTTGGAAGCGGCGCCCGAGAGATAAACCCTCAGCGAATCGGCATGGGTCTTTTGGTCTGGCATGTGAGTGTGGTGTTATGCGGCCTGGATCGTGACAGTCTCGCTGGCGTTGGAGTAGGTGAAGCGCACCGCCGGCGGCGAGGGATTGCGGACCATGAAAGCGTTCAGCGTGGCGATGGTTCCGCTGTTGCCGTTGCTGCCGACGGGCAGCACGCGGAACTGGTGCGCCAGGCCGTCTTCAAGAATCCGGCTGCGCCAGATGAAATAGCCCTGTCCCTGGTCGAGCACTTCGGCGCGCGTCACCCAGGCCGACGACACGAACTCCTGAACCAGATACTTGTCGGCTCCGACCGAGGCGTACCACGCCACCAGCGCGTAGGCGGGATACGCCGGCGACGGAACGGCGCTGGCGTCGTCGGTGACTTCAACCAGCGGGCTCTCGCCCTCGAACAGCGAGAGCGTGTACTGCGTCAGGTGTGTCTTGGCGACGAGCAGGCCGTCGCGATAGACGAAATAGGGCGGCGGCGCGCTGGACTCCCACGACAGCAGCACCGCCGTGCCGCCCAGCGACGTGGCTCGCAGATTGCTGACCATGGCGAGGGTTTATGATGGCGGCTGCGTGAGCTGCATGATGAAGCCGAGCGTTACGAGGCGTGTCGCGCCGCTCGTCAGCCCCCCCGCGCTGGCGACGATCGGCTTGCGGTCCAGCAGCTCGACCTGGAGGAGCATCACTTCGGGGGTGGTGATGCCGAAGTCGTCCGTCACCGTCACCGTCTGGCCCTGCATGCTCTTGAGTGTGACGATCAGGTCCCTGGCCGCGGAATCATCGGCGACGTCGCGCACGCCGATCATCTGAAATGGCTGCGCGCGCCTCGCCACCTGCCGGTAGGCCTGCCCGTCCACTCCCGGACGGGCCAGTTCCTCGAGCATCATCCCCTGGCTCTGCGGCTGCCCGCGGAGCGAGATGAAGTCGTACGTCGATGAACCGCTGGCAATTGATCCGCCGGGCATGATGGTTGCTTATTGCGGCGAGGCGTACGCGTTGCCACGCAGGCTCTTGGGACCCGGGTCCGCCATCTGCATGAGCAGCCCGCCGGCCTCGGTCAGGAGCGTGCCCACGCGGGCCATGTCGTTCTGCCCGCTGGCCCGGCTGGTCCCCTTGCCTCGGCCAACTTTGTGCAAGTAGGCGTCGGCGGCGGTTGGATCGGCCGACTGCAGCCGCAGGTACTCGCGGAACTCTCCGCCGGAAAGGTCGCCGAACCCCATCTCGGCGCGCATGCGCCGAAACGTCTCGGCGTCATCCTTCGTCGTGAACCGCTTCTGGCCGCCGGCGCTGTAGTAGCTGCCTGACTCTTGACCAAATTTCAGCTCAAGGTAGTCGGCCAGGAACGTATTGCCGGCAGCACGGGCATCACCCGCGGCGGTGCGCACGCCAGCGCCGAGATAGCTGTTCGATTTGTCGCTGTGGGGAGCCACGGACTCGGCCCAGACACCCAGGTGCCCCAGCCAGCTTAGCGCGGGGTGCACTTCCCTGGCGGCGCCGAGCTTCCGCAGCTCCCACTCTTCCAGTGGCCCGGAGAGTCTCGCATCTTCGACGTTCTGTATTGGCGCGTTGGCGACACCCTGTCGCGCGCTGGAAATGATCTGGCTGGTGGCGTACATCGGATCCTGCCAGGCCTGGGCCAGCTTGCCGCCGACGAAGTCGCTGCCGGGGCCGAAGCTGCTGATGAATTTGCGCGACTGATTGAAGGCATCGCGGTTCTGGCCGAATGCTTTGGCGAGCACGAAGGCGTCGCGCCCCACCAGCTCGAGCAGTTCGGGGTTCTCCATGCCGGAGATCACGCTCATCGCCGCCCCGAAATCCTTCGGAAGGTCCTGCCCGGTCTTCTTGCGCGCTTCGGTCATAAGCAGCGGCAGGTTGCGCAGCGCCGTGGTGGTGGCTTCGGGCCGCATGCCCAGTTTGCTGGCCGCCGCCATCGCGGCGAACGCGTCATCCTGGCTGAACCCGGTGGCCTTGAACGCGCCCAGGGTCGAGGCCAGGTATGGGGCGTACTGCTCGATCTCGAAGCTGCCGATGTCCGCCGCCGCGCCCAGTTTGCTGGCCAGTTGTCGCACGCCGGCGGCGCCGGGGGCCACGTCGGGGCCGGCGACCTGGAGCATGCCGACCATGGCCTTGCTCATCTCCTGCATGTTCGTGCGCTGCAGCTGGTAGAACTGCAGGCTCGTCTGCTCGATGGCGGCCTGCGTCTGGGCCGGCAGGTCCGCAGCGGCGGACTGGAGGTTGAATTTCATGCCCGCGATCTGCTCGGAGGAAATCCCGTACCCCGTTGACGCGGCAAGCACGTCGCGGCGGAGCCGCGGACGATTGCGCATGTTGCCGCCCACGCCGTAGAGCGGGGCCATCTGGTCCTCGAAGCCGACGATGGTGTCGCCGTAGCGGTTCAGCTCCTGCTCGGCCGCATAAGCCAGGCCGGTCAGGGCGGTGCCCACGTACATGGCGCCGGTGGCGACGCGGTTCCGCAGCTCCTGCTGCCGCCGGATCGCGCCGGCGCGGACGCTGGTCATGGTATCGAATTCTTCGGAGCTGACTTTGCCCCTCAGCTCGGGCGTGCCGGCGACGTTGCGCGCGACATCCCTGCGGGCGCGGCGCATGATCGCATCGTCGTCGAACATCCTGCCGCCGCCGGCGAAAAAGCTCATCGCGCCGGCGTTGGCCATGGCCGCGCCCTGGCGGGAAAGGTTCGCTGCTCGATCGGCGCGAATGCCCGTCATGGCCGAATCGACCGCGCCGCGCATCATTACGGAGTGCTGAAGCGCGTACGCGCTTGCCCGCTGGCGGCGCAAGCCTTCGGCCACGAGGCGTCGCTGCAGCGCGACGTCCTGAATGGCGCGCAGGTCCGTGCCCGGCGCCGCGTACATGGATGAGCCGCGCAGCTCGGCCCGCTGCAGCTGCGTGAGCGACAGCCCGCCGCCGCCGGATCCCCGTCGAACGCCGGCCACCAGCGAGCGGCTGGCGCGCAGGCTCGCCGCATCGAGGCGGGCGATCTCGCGCTCCACCTGTCGCATGCCGTTGGTGCCGCTCTGGGCGACGCGCTTGAAGCCCTGCTCGAGCTTGCCCTGCGCGCTGACGACCTTCATCAGCTCCGCGACCGCGGCGCCGACCTTGGCATCGATCTCAAGTGTTTGACGCGGCATGTCGTTCGGCCAGGAACCAGGTCAGGGCGGGGAAGCTGATGCGACCGGCTCCCCAGGGCTGGCATCTTCCGGCGAGCCACAGCTGATAGCGGATTCGTTCGCGGGTGATTCGCTTTTTTTTTCGGTTTCGGCCTTGAAATACGCCTCGACCTCGTCTGCGTCGATGATCGCGCGCAGAGTCGCCGTGCGCTCCTCGGTGCCGATCAGGCCCAGCAGGCCGACGGCTTCGAGCGTGCCCAGCCGGTAATTCACGGCCAGCGCCTCGCACGCCAGCCGAACCTGCTGCGCCGCGTCCAGAGCCGGCCTGTCGGTCTGCCGGCTGAAATGCAGCCACAGATCAAACGCCGACTTGCACAGGGCATCAAAGCGCGGTTCGATGCGCGCCAGGATCTCACCGTCGTCGCCGACGTCGAAGACGTACGGCAGGGTTGGCGGGCGGTCCTCCAGGATTGCCACGCAGCGCGGGACGATCCAATCGTTCCCGTCGCGAAGTCGCACGCTTGCGCCGGTGTAGATCTTCTCGCGCGCCAGATCGGACGGACCCGGTCGTGCCGAGTTGTCGAAGCCGACGTGCCAGCCCGAAGCCCCCCTCCGCCACGTCTGCGTGGATTTCCTGAACTTGGGGGCGGCCGAGGCCTTCCCCGGCAGTTGCGGGGCGACGATGAGGCCCTTCTTGCCACCCGGACCGTCGTGCGTCTGGCACGATTCGAGCGACGGCCCGGCCAGCGCGTGCGCCAGCCCAAGCCGGGCGAATTCCGCGGCGGTGATCGTGCCCTTGTCGGTTTCGATGAAATAGATCAGGCCGGGCATCGCGCGCTATTTCGCGGGCTTCTCACCCCTGGACTTCTCGGCCGGCCTGTCGGCGGAGGCGGCCCCGTTTCCCAGGCTGGCGACGAATCGCTCCAGCGGCAGATCGGTTTCGATCGTGCCGACGAGTGCGCCGGCCTCGATCGTCTTTCCGTTCACCGTCAGCTCTCTGGTCGCGTAGAAAGTGTGCTTCATGTTGTCCTTTCCGGTTCAGGTGATCGCCGCGGCGGTCGAGATCGCAACAATGTCGTTTGTTCCGTCGAAGCTCGGCTCGATGATGACCTCGATCTCGGCGCCGTCGCCGCCGCCCTCTCCGCCGTGATCCGCTGACGCTTCCTGGATCGTGATCAGCCCGTCGTCGATGCTGAAACGAATGTGCTCAGTGGTGCCGTTGGGCACGCGCGTCCCGCCTTCGAGCACCTTGCGCAGCCAGACCAGGCTGTCGGTGGCGCTCTGTCCGACGACGAACCCCATCCCGCTCTCGGAGGCGAAGTCGGCGTGCTTGGACCGCATGGTTATGCGCGGGCGGCGGTCGTTGACCGCGACGAACGTGTCGTACGCCTCCCCGTCGGAATTCAGCAGCACGGGGCGGATGCCGGTGTCGAACGTGATAGACGTGATGCCGGTCAGCGTGGTGCCGTTGATCTTGGCCGGCCCGACGGTGAACATCTGGTCGGCGTCCAGCAGCGTTGGCATGGTGGTCGCGGCCGTGATCGAGAGCGGGCTGGTCGTGCCGTCGGCGCTGATGGCGCTGAGCGAATAACTGATGGTGGCGTGCCCGCCCTGGCGGGCGGTGATTTGCGTCGGGCAGAGCATCCCCTTGGCGAATGTGAACTTCGTGCTGTTGGCGCCGGTCAAGCGCGTCCCGCCGGGGGCGTATTTCTGAAACCAGGCGTCCATCGCCGTGGTCACGTTGGCGCAGCTCATCCCGCTGACCGCCAGCGCCCGCGTGATCGCGGAGGTGGTGAACGACAGCGCCGGCCGCTGACTCATCACCGCCACGTACGTCGGATCGACCTGACCGTCCGATTGGTAGAAGAGCGTTTCGAGGCCGGGGTTGATGTTGACCGACTCGATTTGATTGATCTGCGTCGAGTCGAAGACGACGCATCCGAGCGTGAACAGTTTTGTGATCATGGTTGTCTTTCAGGGCTACGCCGCGACAGAGCGCGGACGGCGCGGCCGGGTTGACAGGTGAAGCTCGAAACTATGCTGATACACGTGCGCCAGCGTCTCCATTTCTTCGTCGGTGATCGTCGTGAGCTCTTCGAATTTGTGCGGCTGTTCCCGGTCGATCGTGAACTGGCTGTAGGCGTTGCGGTAGGTGCCGGGCTTGAGGTATTGGTAGAAGTACTTCGGCAGCCCCGGCAGCGCCAGCGCGCCGCGCAGGATCCCGGCCTGCTCTCCCCCCAGCAGCCGCGTCGAGATCCGCACGCTGGCCCGCGCCGCGGCGCGACTGCGGCCGGTCTTCACCAGCGGCAGCCGTGGCGGTCGCTTGCGCCAGTAGTATTTGCGATTGCGCACCAGCTTGGTGCGCGCGTTGCCGTCGCGGCCGACGAACTGGATGCTCTTGCGCTCAGGCTCATCCTCGCCGGAGCGTTTTTGATACCCATATTTCCGTCCGCCTTCCGCGGTGAAATGCGCAGGCATGATGACCCGATGCCAGTACCCGAGCATCTCGCTCATGGCATGCTTTGACGCGCGCTCCAGATCGCGAGCGGTCGCGTCGGGTGGAATGTCGTAGGTGATCCGCGTCGAAATCATCGGTCAGCCGCTCACACGCCCCACTGCACGAGAAGCTGCACGCGCCAGTGGTCGCCGTAAGTCTCCTGCATCCGTTCGTCGGCCCGGCCCGGCCCCTGGTAGACCTCGATGCGATTAGCGTTCAGATAGCCGTCCGAACCGGACAGGTCGAGCATCTGGTCCACGACCGCGCCGACGTTGTTCAGGAATCGGAACTTGGCATCGGAGAGGACTGCCGCGTCGGTGACGTCCACGTCGTCGAGAAAATCCAGCGTGAGCTTTCCCGACTCGAGAAACGGACCGCCTTCGCCACGCATCTGCCACGCCTGCGGCTGCTCTCCGTACCCGCGGATCGGGGTCCACAAATCCACGATCGCGCAGGGCCGCAAGGTCTGCAGCTCCGTCGTGGTGTAGCCGCTGCCCGGCGCGGCCGGCGCCGGCAGCTCGCAAAGATGGATCTTCGCCAGCGCCGCGGCCTGGTTGGCCGCTCCGACCCAGGTGCGGAACGCCGTACAGTCCGCAACCAGCAGCCGCAGGTGCGACAGCGGCAGCGAGATCGGGCCGGTGGGCGAAACGGGCATGGGTGTCGGGAAGAGACGAAGAGATCAAGCGACGAAGAGAAGCAATGCGTTTCCCACTTCGTCTCTTCGTCTCTCCGTCTCTTCGGTGATCAGAATCCGCTGGATCGCGAGCCGACGATGCTCATCGGCAGGTATTGCGTCTTGCCGCGATACACGTATTTCACAACCGCGCTGTAGGTCAGCCCGACGGCCGGCTCTGTGAACGATTTGGAGTAGATGCCGGTGCTGGGGTGGTCCATCGCGGTCGAGGCGGCGACGACGACCGCCTGCGTGTCGTCGCGCTTCACGCCATAGGTGTCGGTCACGTCCTCCAGCACCACGCTGGTCACGTCCGTAAGCGTGCCGGCCACGCGGAAGCGAAACTGCACGGTGACCGTGCCGGCGAGCACCGCGGCGGTGGCCTGCGCCAGCGTCGCCTCCAACTCGACGGTCTCGTTTCCGATGTCGCCCGGGCTGGATCCCGCGCCCGAGCGAACCGCGATCGGGTCGGTGGCGCCGATGTACTCGTCCAGGGCGGGATCCACCGAGCCGCCCAGTTGCCGGTACACGTGAACGATGTAATCGCCGTCGGCGGTGCTGGCATGGAGCTGCGCCCGGTAGTTGCCCGGCGCGCTCGAGTCGCTCATCGCGTGCTTGGCGTTGGCGTAGTTGGCCGTCGCGTCCGACAGCGCTGTGCCGTTGCTGGCGCGCACGATGGTGGCGGCGCCGATTTTCGTCGGAATGCCGTAGACGTCCGTGAGCGCGACGGTCGTGTAGCGGAAGAAAAAGTCAACAGCCATGTGCTATGCGGCGATGTTGGCGCCGGCCTTCCATGTGCCCCCGTTGCCGGCAGAGCTGTCGGCGGTGCAGTGCCACAGCGCCGCCCCGGAGGCCGACGGGCTGGTGTTGATCATCAGATCGCCGCGTTTGTAGTCGCCGGTGGTGGGCGGCGCCGTCCCCCAGAAGATGCCGTTGCCCGCGGGCGTGCGGATCTGCTGGAACGTGCACGGCGCGGCGTCGTCGTAGCCAATCGTCAGCGAAACGTTCTCGAGATAGAAATGCCCCGTCGTCGCGGCGCTGCCGACGTACCAGCGCCACGGGATGGTCTCGGCGCTGGTGACTGAATAGGGGACGATGGTCTGCCCGCCGTTGCCGGCGCGGCAGAAGCCGTTCCCGCTCTGCTGGTCCGAGCAGAGGATCACCGGCCGGTCGCTGGAAAGCGCCGGCGAGGTCAGTGCGTTGAACGACAGCCGGCCGGTCTTGCCGGCCAGATACGTCGGCAGCGTGCCGACGCCCATGGTGACGGTGGCGACCTTGTCGATGCCGCCGGTCTTGGCGGTCAGCTCCAGGTGCAGCCGCTTGCCGCCGCCGGGCGAGTCCTCGATCGTCCGCGTGATCGTCGCCCCGGCCTCGATGGTGATGGTGATGTTCTGTGAGCCGGCTTCGTCGCCCAGGCCGTTAATGAAGTCGCCGTTCTTGATGAGGTTTCCCGTGCGCGGGGCCAGTCGCCGATCGGTGCTCCAGGCGTTGGTGGTCGAGTATTCCCGTTCGATCTTGATGCGGGAGTCGTGCGGCTCGCCGGTGTATTTCACGTAAGCATTGCGCACGATCACCAGCGTGTTGGGATCCCCGGAGCTGCGCAGCACGATGCCCAGCTCCGTGGCCCGCGTGTCGTAATCGCCGCTGAGCTTGTTCACCACGACGTTGCGACTGAAATTGATCTCGCACTTGGCGATGCTGGCGGCGGTGAGCTGCTCGATCTCCTTGTCGTCGGCCAGGTCCAGGATGACGGCGGTGCTGTTGGCGTATCCGCCGGGCAATTCAGACCACTCGAAGTTGAGCGAGCCGCGCACGCCGCTGAGGTGATAGGGAGTGATCAGTCCGCCGCCTTCGATGCGGTTTCGGTCGACGGTGTTGTTGTTGCCGATGACGCGGATGAACGCCGCATGCTGCGCCCCCGAGCCGCGGAATGTCGTCTCGCGCGAGTTGTGGCTGACGTTGTTGTGGTTGCCGCGGAGAAAGATCAGGTCCGAGCCGCCGTTGCGCCAGTTGTTGTGCGTGATCTGCGCGTCCTGGATGTATGCCTTGCCCAGCTGGATCGAGGTTTCCTTGGTGTCGAAGATGCAGTCGCGCACGGTCAGCGTCAACGGCTGCACGCCGCCGCGGTGGACGACGTAGCACTGCTGGGTGGCGTCGGCGCCGGCGGTGCCGCGACGGAACCGGAGCCAGTACCCCGCGGTGCCGTCGGTGATCGCGCCTCCGGTGATGGCCGTCGCCGTGGTGGTGGCCCAGTTGCCCGGGTTGTTCCAGTACAACTGGATGTCCCGGCCGCCCAGGCTGTCGGTGAGCGTGAGCGTCAGGCTCGTCCAGGCCGAGCCGTTCCAGTATTCCGCGACCCAGCTGGCGCCGTGGCAGAGCGTGCTGAAGATCGCGGCGACGAAGAGGAACACCGCCGAGTGCCGCACGTACATCCAGTCGCTGACGGAGCTGAGGCAGGCGAAGGTGGCGTCGTGCATCGCCGCCGCCGCGGTGGTCTGGTCGGACCAGCTGCCGCCGTTGTCGCGCATCACCATGCCGAAGTCGGTGTCGGCCCCGATGTAGATGCCCGAGCCCGCGGCCGTGTAGATGCTCAGCCGCTCGAAGCAGATGTGCTGCGCGTAGGTGTTGCTGTCGCCGACGATCCTGAACGCGCCCGTCTCGGCGCCGGATCCCTGGTAGTTGATGATCGCGCTGCCGACGGATTCGGCCCAGGCGCGCTGCCCGGCCTTGATCTGGATGGGCGAGGTGATCAGATACCTCGCACGCGCCCGCGGAAAGTACACGCCGGACGCCCATGCGGCGCTCGACACCGGCACGCCGCTGGCGCTGTCGTACTCGTCGAACGCCGCCTGGATCTTCGTGGTGTCGTCGGCGCTGTCGTTGCCTTTGGCGCCGTAACGGTCCATCACGTTGAAGAAGCGGTTGGGTGTGACGATGCTGGCCATGAGTGTGTCAGGTCCGTCGGGGTCGATTCGTCCGCATCACGCCGTCGAGCTGGAGCTCCCGCACAACCGTGACCCGGGCGAGCCCCCCGCTTGTTGAGTCCACGCTGTTGACGGTCCAGATCTGGGCCCCGGCCCCGTCGTCGATCGAGAACCGCCCGTCGCGCTGGGGACTGCTCACACCGCCCTCGCCGGCGACGACGCTCACCTGCACGCTGCGCGTCAGCGTGCGCACGCGACCGCCGTCCTGCTGGTCGATCTCCTCGCGGATCGGACCAGCCACGATCCGCGCAGCGGCGAACGTGTCGCTGCCGGGCGGCGCGTACGACTGGTCCGATCCGAACTGCGCCTGCAGCGCGGACCGCGCCCCCGCCATCAGTGCGGTGAAGCGGGACATGGGGTCGTGTGATCACGCCAGCGCGCGATCACTACAGGGCGCCGGTGATCAGTTCCCAGCATTCGGGATACATGACCAGCTCATCCGTCTCCATGCGACAGCGGATGATGTCGGCGCGCTTGGTTTCGTCGCGGTAGCTCTCGAAGCTGGCGCCGATGTCCGAGCCGTCCGCCGACCAGTGGAACGTGCGTCCGGCGCACGGCGTCTGCACGTCGTTGTCACGCGCGACGTAACCCACGCCGACGATCGTCTTGGGCCAGCAGCTCGCCAGGGTCAGGCCGCCTTCGGCGGCGCTGTTCTTCAATCCGCCGGAGATAATGACCTGCTCGACCTTGAACACCTGGGCCAGAGCATTGGCGGTCACGTTCTTGGGATCGTCGAACCCGGCGAACTTCAGCCTGTCGATGACCTGCGCGGTCTCGATCGCCGCCAGGAACGTCTCGTAGTCCATCACCACCGTGTTGGGGGTGATGCCCGAGGCCAGGCGCACGGCCTTGACGCGTGTGAGCACGTCGGTGACCGGCACCGCGCTGGCGGCGGTGCTCCAGAGGACCGACGCGGCGGCGTCAACGAACGTCGCGGTGGCCGACAGCGCGGCGCAAACGCGGATCTCGTGGTTCTGCACCACGAAGTTGCGCGCCCGCTTGGCCGCCACCACCTCGGCGTCGAAGTAGCGCCGGTAAATGCGCGTGTTGCGGTCGTCCACGGGCTCTTCCCAGCCGTGCTCCTCGGTGGCGTACGAGAAGTCGCTGAAGGTGAAGTTCCCGCGGCGATATCCGCCGCCCGAGGCGCGGCTGGTGTCCTGAACCTGCAGGAGCTGCTCGATGGGGATCTTGCCGATGTTGGCCGACTGCTCGGCCACCTCGATGACCGGCATGAGCTGGAGCCCGACGAAGCCGGCCTGATTGGCCATTTCGTCAAACTCGATCAGGCTGGCGCCGAGGTCGGGACGGCCAACCGCTGCGGACGGTGCTGGTGATGTAGGCATTGCGAATCTCCGTTGGCGCGCGGACCGGGTGCAGGTTCACGTTGAACCGCGTGCCCGGACCGCGCGCAAGTGTGTGTGAAAGGGAGCTCACGGGCGAACGCCCGCGAGGATTACGGCACGACGGTCCCGCCGTCTGGATCAGTGGCGACTTCGATCAGCTCGCCGTCGGCCGCCGACGCGGTCAGGGCGATGCCCTCGCGGTAGGCGGTCGAGGCCGAGGCCCCGACCTTGCCGGCCGCGGCGGTGTACACCTGCGCGCCGACGGCGATGGCGGCATTGGCCACCATCTTGCGCGTTCCGGGCGCGTTGCGCAGTCGCACGCTGCGGATGTCGCCGCTGGCGAAGGACGCCTCGTTGAGGGTCCCCAGCTCGCGGTCGGTGATGCCCGCCGTGGCGAGCACGCCGCTGCTGAGGATCACGCGCAGGTGCTGCGCGATGGCGCCGCCCGCGGTGAAAGTGCTGTCGCCGGATTCGTTGTAACCAGGCATGAGTTGCTCCGTGGAAAAAGTGGTTTCGTGAAAGCCCGCGGACACTCATCCGCGGGAACGGTCGCGCTTCAGCGACGAACCGCCATGCGATCCTGAATGCGGTCGCGCACGCGATTCGTGCGCGCCTCGTTCTGCTCCAGCACGAAGCGCTCGCGCAGCGAGTCGTCCTCGGCCAGGATCCTGCGGGTCGCTTCGGCGTGCGACAGCGCCGGTCGCGATTCGACCAGTGCCGCCGCGCGCTGCTCCAGCTCCGCGTGAGCATCCGCGTCGGTCGCGCCGCTGCGCGGCTTCTCGGTCGCGCTCGACTCAATCGCCGGAACGCCCGGTCGCTTGGCGTCGGGCGCCGGTCGTGCCGCACGGTCAGCCGTGATCACCGCGAAGGCGGCGTGCGCTTCGGGCATGGTCCAGCCGTTCTTGGCCGACTGCAGGATGAACTTGTCCTCGCCGGCGAACGCCTGCTCGAGCTCGCCGATCGTCGCCGCCTTCTCGGCCGGCTGGGCCGCCGCGGGCTTCGGTTCCGCCGCGGTCGCGATCGCCGGCACGGGGACCGTGGTCGTGCCGGTGGTGATCCCCACCGCGCTGGGGCCGGCCTGCTGCGTTGCGGCGGCCGGTGCCGTGTTGGACTGAGACATTGCGTCTCCTTCTGGCCCCGCAACAGGGGCCGATTGGGTTGAAGCTGCCTCGCCGTCGGAACACCCGCCGGCGCCTGTGATTGGTTCGGTTGACATGCCGGCGTCGAGCCTGGCCGGCTGAGCATTCGGCCCGGCGACTCCCGCTTCCTTGCGCACGCGGGCGAACAGCTGATCCAGCGATTCCACGCGGTCGATCAGGCCCAGGCTCCTGGCCGTCGCCGCCACGTGCGCGTTGCCGTCGGCCCAGTCCTCGACCTTCTTTCGCGAAACGCCGCGGCCGGATTCGACGCGCGACACGAACAGCTCGTTCAGGTCATCGATCTGCGTCTGCCAGGCCTCCAGTTGCTGCTCGGTCACCTTCGTGCCCGGCTCGCCGGCGGACTTGTACGGCGAGACCTTCTTCTTCTCGCCCACCCGGCCGACGATGGCGTGCACGGTGATGCCGGCGTCCTGGAACATCTTGCTCGAGTCCCACACCACGCCGTAGCTGCCGATCGACCCGACGATCGCATTCACGTTGGCGCTGATCGAGCGGCACTGGCTGGCCAGCAGATACGCCGCCGACGCGCCAAGGTCGGCGATGTACGCATAAGTCGGTTTCGCCTTCGCCAGCGCGGCCACGTCATCGGCCAGGTCGTACGCGCCGGCGATCGTGCCGCCGGGCGAGCTGATCGACAGGATCGCGCTCCGCACCTGCGGATCATCCTTCATCTTCCGGCAGGTGTTCCGCAGCATCACCGTGGACGTCGATTCGTCGAAGCTGCTGGCATGCTTCATCAGCGTGCCTTCCACGCTGACGATCGCCACGCCGTCGACGATGGCGTATCGGTATCCGTTGCGCACCGGCTGCTCGACGATCTCGGCCTTGGGATCGATCGCCTGCGGCAGCGCCCGGGCAATGCCGGGATGCTGAATGTCGGTGAACTGGTCGCGCTGCCGCGCCGACCGCATGTGCCCCTGCACGTCCATGGCGCGGGCGACGGCGTGCAGGCTGAACAGGTTTTCCGCCCGGATCGCCCAGGTTCCGAAATACTGGTCCAGGTACGGCACGCCGACGGCACGGAGGACCGATTCACTCAGCCCTGCGGGGTCGGTTGGAGGAATTTCGCTCATTTTTGTAATGCCCTTTCGCCCGCAGCTCGTGGTTAAATGGAGGGATGCAAAAGAGACACAGAGACGGAGAGACGGACAGACGCAGTGCGCCGCGATCGCGGAGGCTTCTCTTTCACTTCGTCTCTTTGTTTCTTTGTCTCTTCGTCTCTTTCCTGCTGCTCGGCCTCGCTGCCGCACCCCGCGAATCACTCCACTTCACGCCGAACACAGCGACCGTCCCGGCGCTGCACGACCGGATCGCGCAGGCGCGAAAGTCGATCGACGTCGCAACCTATGCACTGAACGATTCGGCGCTGGCGAAGCTGCTGGCTCAGAAGGCGTTTGATGGCGTGACCGTGCGGCTGATCGTCGATCGCCAGCCGCTGGGCTCGAAGTCGCCGAAAAGCTCCGCGCCGCAGCTTCACGACGCCGGTGCGACGGTGAAGCTCTTCGGCATGTCCAGCGGCAGCGGCGGCAAGCTGCGCAACTGCAACTTCATCGTCATTGACGGCGCGTCAGAGGGCGGCAGTGTCATCGTCGCCGGCGGCCCGCTGGTGCGGTTCGAGCTGGAATCGGGCATCGGCACGATCATCGTGCTGGACGATCCAGCCGCCGTGCGGGATGCGCAGGCGGCATTCGAGGAGCTGCTCGACCGAAGTGCCCGCTTCGTCCCCCCCTACGATCAGCGCGACAGCCAGGGCAAGCCCAAACCGAAGCCCAAACCGGGGTTCTGAAGCCCTCTTCCGGACGCCAAACCCCCAGATTCACACCCGGGTGTATAAACCCGGCGGGCGGTTATAGTTGGCAAAGTACGTGACGTGACGTACTATATTTGCATGAACGCCAACGAACTCACCTTCGGAGTGGAAATCGAGTGCTACGTCCCGGTCAACAGCTTTCCCATCGGCGCGTATCACCGGGGCGTCCAGATCGCGGCCCTGCCGCCCGGCTGGAATGCCCAGCATGACGGAAGCCTGTACACCCGCCGTCGCGGCTTTGAGGCCGTTGAAATCGTCAGCCCGATCCTCACCGGCGCGGACGGAATGCGGCAGGTCAAGGCCGCCGTGCAGTACCTCAAGTCACTGGGCGCGACGGTCAATGCGCGCTGCGGCTTTCACGTTCACATTGGCGTCGGCCAGAACCGCAAGATGATCGCCACGCTCACTTCTCTGGCGTCCAATTTCCAGTCGGCGCTGTATGCGATCACCGGCAGCCACAATCGCGAGCGCGGCAGCTACTGCCAGCCGATCCGCGATTCGTTCCGAAACATCGGCCTGAACACCGGCGAGCTGCGCGGCAACGCGACGGATCGCTTCCACCTGCTCAACCTGTCAAATCTGATCACCGGCTCGAAGCGCACGGTTGAATTCCGAGTGTTCGCCGGAACGGTCAACTGGATCAAGGCCGCAGGCTACATCACGGTGTGCCTCGCCATGGCGGAGAAGGCCAGCAAGCTGAAGCGCCTCCCGGTGTGGAATGGCGTCACTCCCGTGGATTCCAGCACGCTGCACCGCAAGGGCGTCGGGCTGACTCAGCTGACTCGGCTGTTCTACAGCCTCGGCTGGACCAAGGGCGACCGCCAGCCGATCTTCGGCCTGCTCGCAGCGGACGATCTTCCCAGCATCGACGAATACAAGCGCGTCTTCCGCAGGCTCGCGCGGAAGTACGACGCGGGGGCATAGTGCCCCCGCGCAAGGGGGATTGGTTCACTCTTTCACGGAGATTCGATCATGCCTTACCAGCCAAACTATCCCGAAACGGTCGCGGAGATTCTGGACGACCGGATGACGTTCAAGCCCGCGGCGCTTCGCGCGGTGCGGGAGCTGGCGCGGTCCAAGCCGTGGCAGGGAACGCAGCGCGAGCGACTGCTCAAGCTGCGCCTGTGCCTGCCGAAGCTGGCGGACGCCTACGACATTCCCTGCCCCAACCTCGCCCGCGGCGCGATCGATTGCTTCGTCCCGGCTTTCAATTCGATCTACCTGCGGCGCAGTCACCTGAGCGTCGTGAGCTTCCTGCACGAATTCTCCCACGCGCGCGGATTCGACGAACGCAAGGCGGTGCGCTGGAGCGTGAATCTGTTTCGACGCTGCTTCCCCCGGAGCTACGCAAGCTGCCGGCACGAGCGGCACATGCTGATCAATGATGCGCGACGCAGCGCAGAACGGAGCGAGTAACCATGTGTGCGATCATCGGTTTCATTTCACGACGCAATCGACCGGCCAATCTCGGACTGATCAAGGCAATGGTCGAAGCGAACATCGCTCGCGGTCCGCACGCCTTCGGCTTCGCGTGGGTTGACGGTGCCGGAACCCTGCGGTGCTACAAGCAGACCGGCAGGCTGACGGATCATCTGGCGCTGCTGGCGCTTGTGCGCGATGCCCGCACGATGATCGCACACGTGCGCTGGGCCACGCATGGCGACCCGCGCGAGAACGCCAACAATCATCCGCACCCGTGCGACGGTGGCTGGATGGTTCACAACGGCGTCGTCGAGAATTACGAGCACCTTGTGCGCCGCCATCGGCTGTGGCTGACGAGCGAGTGCGACAGCGAGTCGATCGCGCTGCTGATCGAAGATGCCCGCGTCGGCACCCGGCTGGGCAAGGTCGCCAGCGCGGTCCGGCGAACCGAGGGGCGGCTCGCGATGCTGGGCTTGTGGCGTCAGTCGCTGGTCGCAGTGCGCCGCGGCAATCCGCTCTCGCAGATGACGCGCGATGAAGGGCTGTATCTGGCGACACTGCCGACCGCATCTTCTGAATGGAAGCCGATGCCCGACGGCCGCGCTTCGATCTGGTGCCCGGCTCGGCGCGGGCTGCGGTCGATTATCATCCCCGTGCCGACCGAAGAGCGGGCCGCTGCCCGCGCGTGCGGTGGCGAACAGTTGTCACTCTACCGGGGAGGCTGAGCCATGCTGGATTATGCAAAGATCAAACGCCTGCGCGAGCAGCTCACGCTCACCCAGGGCGAAGCGGCCGCGAGGGCTGGATTCAAAGGCGAGAACGGCAAGGCGCGGTGGAGCGACATCGAGAATGGGCGCCACCCGGATCCGCACCTGTCCACGCTGCTGGTCCTTGCCGAGGTGCTCGGCGTCACGATCGATGAGCTGCTGGCCCGACCGGCTCAGAAACGCAAGGGATCGTCCGGAGCGCTGGGGTCGAAGGGTTGACCGTTCGCGCCCAGCGCGAACGTCAGGGCCATGGTCTCTTTTTCGCCAAACACCACGCGTTCGACCAGGCATTCGTCGCACTGGAATACCGGGAATGATTTCTGTCCGTCGTCGTCGCCGACCGTCAGCTCGCCCGACTGTTCAAGCGTGCGATTGCATTTGGGACAGGGGAATGTCCTATTCGCAGGAGGCACCGCCATGAAGGCATTGTCTATCAGACAACCGTGGACGTCCATGATCGCCAGCGGGCGAAAGACCATTGAGACCCGCGTGTGGAAAACAGACTACCGTGGCGACCTGCTCATCTGCGCGTCGGCACGCCCAAAGATCGACGATTTGCCCACGGGGGTCGCGGTGTGCGTCGCGCGACTCGTCGACATTCGGCCAATGACCGTAGAAGACGAGTCCGCTGCTTGCTGCGCCGTCTACCCGCGCGCCTGCTCCTGGGTGCTGGAAGACATTCGACCGATCGAACCGTTTCCGGTGCGCGGGCAGCTCGGCCCCTTCGAAGTCGAGATCCTGCAGCCGCTCCGCTTCCTCGCCCTCGCGCCGGAGCCAAGCGGGCTGTTTCGCTGAAGCGCCGGGGTCGGTGTCGTCCGCCCTCTCCGGTCTGGTGGGACCAGCGTGTCGCTCGTGTCACTTCCGGCGCGATTCTGCCTTCGGGTACGCCTTCGCGTCTTTCGCGATCAACGCACGAATCTCGCCATCGAGCGGATAGACGTACCGGTGCTTACCCGGGACCTTCACCGCGCGACATTCAGAGATCTTCGGGCATCGGTCCATGTGGCCCCGGTGCTTCTTCAAGCCGGTCGCACTGACTGCCCTTGAGTGATACTCCGTGCCGTCGGCCGCGATGTACTTCACATCAGTGCGCGTGAGGCCCGTGTAGAGCCAGTTCATCGCCTGATACACAGTGCCAACGTGGCCCGCGGCCGGATCCGAGTGACTGACGATCGCTCGCAGGCCCGGGCAGTGCTTGTGCAGCAGCTTGATCGCGATCGCGACGATCCTGCTGGTGGCGACCGCGTGCTCGCCCAGGGCGAGCCTGGCCATTTCGCAAACCTCGTAGCAGCTCAAGCCCCACCGGCCACCCAGGTCCGCACCGCCTCCCATGCCGAAGATCACAACGCCGCAGAATCTTCCTGCCTCCCACACGCCAACGCGCACGAGCTTCCCGCGTGGCATCTCGCGACGGTAGTACCATCGCTCGACTGCGTGCTTCGCAGCATCGTGCGAGCAGAAGCCCAGCTGCAGCTCACTTGCCGCGCGGGTCGAACCGGTGGCCGCACTCCGGGCAGGTGACGGGCTTGGGCTCGTCGAGCCGCGCCTGTGTGTCGGCGCCGACCGGTTCGAACGTCTGTTCCTCGTGGCCTGCCTCGTCGAGTTCTTCCGCTTCGCCATCGCTTTCGTCGTCGCCGGTTGGCTCGTTGAGCTCGGCGTCGAGTTCCGCGGCCAGCCTTTCGATTTCCTTCTCGAAGCCCAGGTCGGCCAGGACGCCGTGATCAAAGTCATCGGTGTCGGCGAGCTCCTGCAGCTGGCGGTCCAGCTCCGCGTCCAGCCAGCCGGCGCGCTCGCCCGTGCGGTTGTGCGCCAGCGCGAAGGCCTTGAGCTTCACCGGCGACAGGTCCGACGGGACGGCGGCGAGATACTCCCACTCCAGCCCGTGCTCGGCGCTGGTCGCGGCCTCGAAGCGGCCGTTGCCGACCTTGATCGTGCGCGTGCGCGGCTCGTACTGGATCAGCTCCTGCTGGCCGAACCGGCGGAGTGACGCGGCGGTGGACTTGATGTCGAAATCCGTGTGCGCCCGCGCGTTGCGCGAGTCCCGCTTGAGCGTGCGGGCCTCGACCGCGAAGCAGCGCAGATGCGGCGCGATGTGCGCCAGCAGCTTCGCGGGGACCTTCTTTGGCTTGGCGGGCACGCTGGCTAGATCCGGGTCAGTATCTGCGTGAGGCTGGCGCGATCATCCACCACCTGCGGGTGCTCGCGCAGCAGGCTCTCGATGGACTGCGGATCGCTGAGCGCCTCCGCGTTCTCGACCACGCCATGTTCCGAGTTTGCGGGGAGGCTCGGCGGGTCGGGCTCTGGGGTTGAAGTCATCATTTCCGTGCTCCTCATCACGGTTCATGCCAAAAGCAGCAGTTCTTCATCTTCGCGGCGGGCTCGCTCCAGCTCCAGATCGAACTGCGTGAGCGTGCGACGGTCAAAGTCGAACGCGCGGGCGTGCAGCTGTGCCATGCCGACGAGCGCCGCCGTCGCCAGTGACTTGTGATCGATCCGGCCGACGATGCTCAATCGCAGGCGAAGATCCGCGTGCACGGCGCGCACTGACGCGGCAGAGCCGTCGATGCCGCCGATGGCGCTGATCCTGCCGACGACGACGGCATAGCCGTCGCTCCTGCCGGCGATGGAGCGAATCCGTCGCGGGCGCTTGGCTGGCTTTTTCGGTGCTTCGTCGCGCGGTTGCCGGCGCGAGCGGAGCTTTCGCCCAGCCCGTCCCCATCCGCCGCCGCCGTGTGTCGCCGGTGGTGGCGGAACAAACAGACCCAGCGCGCCGGTGCACGTGGATGCGCCGCTGGCACATCCGCCGATCGGCGTCGGTGGCGCCGAGCCGTCGTGGATAGCGCCGTGAACCGCGGCCGTGCCCGCGACCGACCCGGCCAGGGCGCCGTCAGAGGCGAGCGAAGCGTTTGCGGCCGAGCCGGCGCGCGATTGGCCGAGCAGCGCGCCGTCACCGTGAATTGACCAGATCGCCGACGAGACGCCGGCGGATGATCCGGCCAGTGCGCCGCGCAAGCCGAGCGAAGCGACCGTCGCGGCTGTGCCGGCGGATTTCGCCGCCAGGGCGCCGTTGGCCCGGATCGTCGCAGCGGCCGTGCCGGCTGCCGCGACCGTCGCGAGCATCGCGCCGTCGACGAGTGAACTGAGAGTGCCGTTTGCGCCAGCGCTGCCGACGGCGTTGCCGGCAAGCGCGCCCTTTGCCCGGATCGTGCCGACGGCGCTGGCCGAACCGGCCGATGCGCCCGTCTGGACGCCGCGGCCGCGGGCCGTCGCGATCGCGCTGGCTGTGCCGGCCGGCGAAGCGACTGCCCCGGCCCGGCCGAAGACTGTGCCCCGGCTGTCGGATGATCCCGCGACGACGCCCGACGCGGGAAGCCGGCCGTGGATCGTGGCGATCGCGCTGGCGGTGCCGACGGATGAAGCGAGCTGGACGCCACCGCCACGGGCCGCTGCGATCGCGCTGGCGGTGCCGACGGGCGAAGCGCTCGCCCCGGCCCGGCCGAAGACTGTGCCCCGGCTGTCGGATGATCCCGCGACGACGCCCGACGCGGGAAGCCGGCCGCGGATCGTGGCCAGTGCCGTCGCACACCCCGACGCGGGCCCGGCAAGGCTTCCCTTGGCGAGCAGCGCACCGTTGACGCCGGCGCCGCCGGCCGCCGACGCGGTGATCGCGCTGGTGCCCGATGGCGGAGCAAGCAGTGCCTGCGGCAGTCGCGGGCGCGCCCGGGCTGGCGGCTTGCGCCGCTTCCAGGTCTGAAGTCGGACCAGCGCAACCGGCGGTCGGTTGCGCAGCGTGCCGACGGCGGACGCGGATGCGCCGCACACGCCGGTGATCGCGCTGGTTGATCCCCCGGCCTGTTGCTGCGCCGCGCCGGGGAGTAACGGTTGAAAGTGCCAGGCCATGCCACCCTCTTATGAGGTGGCGAGTCACGCCACTTTTCTGATCGACCACGTCACCGTGATCGTGCCCGCGATCGCGTCCAGCGTCACATCCCAGCCGTGCAGCAGGATCAGGCTGGGGCTCACCCAGATCGGCGGCGACTGCGGTCCGACCAGGTTGGATTGATAGACGACGCGCTGCGTGTCGCCGGCCTGCACTTTTTCGTAGACGCGGATCTGCAGCTCATCGCCCGAGACCATGTCCGATACGTCCAGAAAGACCTGGAACACGCCGTCGGATGTTTCCACGTCCGGGCCGGCCGTGTCGGTCGTGAGCGAGTGCTCGGTCGTGCCGACGGCTTCGCTGCCGGCGAAGGCTTCACTGATGGCCATGCTGTTTCACCCCAGCCCGTAGGCGACGCACACCGGCGTGGTCTGCGCCGCGGCGGTGCCGACAGCGCGCATGTACACGTTCTCGCCGGCCTTGACGTGCTGCACCGGCAGGCGACTGCCGATCGCGGACTTGCCGCACTGCTCGGAGTTGTTTGCCACGTAGAGGATGTTCTCGGCGCACAGCTTCTTGTTGGTGGCATCGCCCGCCGCGACGTCCAGCAGCTCGCACTCATCCGCCAGCGTGGTGTCGTTGAAGGCGATGCCGCCCTGCCACCACCACAGGTCGTTGGCGGTCGTTCCCAGCGAAGCGGTGTACGAGCCCATCGCCGCGTTGCCGGGTGTGATCGAGGTTCCGGTGGTCGTGCCGGTGACGGCGCCGAAGGTTTCGATTTTCGTGCCGCAGCGAACCAGCTCCGGGCGCGTGGGCTTGCCGAACACACGGATGAACACGCGCAGCGCCGAGGTGCTGGCGGTCAGGCTCTGATTGGCCGATCCGATCGCGGTGCCGGCGGCCAGGTAGACCGGAAAGTAGTACCACCAGCCCCCCATGACCAGCGAGGCGCTGTTGACCAGCAGGTTGTTGATCAGCACCGACCAGCTCGTGCCGCCGGCAGGGTCGATCAGGATGTCCACGAGGTTTCGCCGCACCGTGGCCGCGGTGTTTCCGCCGGAGAAGCCGATGGCCATGCCGTAGCAGTCCTCGGCGATGGCCGAGAGGATGGCGGTGTTCGCGCCCTTGGTGTTGGCGTTGGCGTGCCCGGGGCTGTTGGTGCCGATGCCGGCGTCCGAGTAGGTCGCGCCGAAGTTGTCCGCCGACCATCCGAAGTCGGTCCCGGGCGTGAACAGCATGCTCAGCCGATCTCGCGGAAGGTGATGGTGACGATGGCGTCGAAGGCGGTCGGCGTCGAAAGCATGCGCAGCCCCCAGCTGGCGGCGCCGGCGATGATCGGCCGCTCCTCGGGGACCGGCGTGAAAAAGTAACCGCCCAGCGTGCTGAAGCCCTGATAACCGACCAGCGTGTTGGCGGTGTACGTCGGCTCGCTGGCGGTGATGTTGCCCACCACCGTGCTCGCCGCCGCCTGATCGCCCAGCTCGTGCTTGGAGGGCGTGAGCGTCGTGCCCGTGGGCGTGCCCAGCGAGCTGATCGCCTGCCAGGTGGCCTCGAGCTGCTCGTTGGTTTCGTTGCTGGCGTTGGTGATGCTCGTCGAGAGGATCTCCACGGGCTTGTTTGACGGCGCGGTGATGTACGCCAGCGTTCTGGCCGCGGCCAGGGCGCTGATCTTGATCTGGGCTGTATAGACTCCGCGCACGATTAGCTCCCGTTGTCAGGCGACGCGCAGCCGCCTTGAGCGAAAGTAGGACACGAACGCCGGCCCCGCCAGTGCGACCATGGAGGATCGCCGCCAGGAGCGCCGCGCCCGCCAGGGGATCGGCGGCCCGTCGACGGTGGCGGGCGTGCCGTTCACCGTCCAGGTGTGGCCGTTGCCGGAAAAATCCGTCTCGTCATCGGCTATCGAGAACATCGGATAGAACGCGTACAACCCGGCCAGCCGGATCGGCACGTACGATCGCATCTCATTGGCGACTTCCGCGGCCGTCAGCGCCACCCCGTCCCAGATCTTCACCGCCGCCATGTCCACGCTCGGCGTCCAGCCGCCGGCAAAATCGTTGCCGCCGACGTAGAGCCGCGTGTTCGTGACGGTGGAGCTGTCGGTGAAGTTGACGTCCAGAACGGCATCGAGATACCCGCTGTAGTCGTTGCCCGATTTCACCAGCGCCGCGTGATACCACTGGTCCAGCGTCGTGGCACTGCCGGTGTCCGAGACGGACTGATTTTCCAGATACATCGCATAGGACGCGCCGTTGAGCGCCAGCGCGATCCATTCGGTGTCTCCCGCGCCGTTGTTGCGGTAGATCAGCGGAAGAAAGTGGGTGCCATAATCCGACGTCCTTCGAAACCACAGCGCGACCGTAAACGTCGAAATCGACGGAAGCGAACTCGTGCGGAGGTAGTAGTCCGCCGTGTTGTCGATCCCGATGCCCATCAAGCCTCCCCATCAGGTCTCTTTGCCGGCCAGTGCCCACAGCTCGGCGTCGCCGGTCATGGTGTCGCCGGCGTCGTCAGTTTTTCGTCGCACGCGAACGATCGCCAGCTCGCCGTCGGCCCAGCTGTCCATGTCGGTCCCGTCGGTGAAGGTAATGGTGGGATAGCTCAGCTCGCCGGAGGCCGACGCGCACGTGTCCTGCACGCCGTTGAAGTCGTAGGTCTGGCTCGTGTCGATGTCCTCGGCGTCGTCGGCCATCCGGCGGATGCCAATCTCCCAGCGGATGTCGTTGGCCGTCGCCGACGCCGCCGACCAGGGGAGCGTGAAGGTCAGCCCGCCGCCGCCGTACCCGCGCAGCAGGCAGAGAAAATCCACGTACTCGATGGTCGATGCGTCGAATGCCCAGAGCAGCACGCCCTCCGCGGGCGTGCTCCCGCCGGCGCGCTTGGTCAGCGCGGCAAAGGTCGCCCCCGGGGGCAGGACTTCGAGGACTTCGACGACAGGCGAGCCGCTGGCCATTCGCTTAGACTCCGGCGAGGTATCGTTTCTGAATCACGTACTGCAGCAGCAGCGCCTTCTGCGGCGTGGTAAGCGCCGACCGCGCCGGCTGGGGGATGGCGCTGTTGATCGCCGCGGCGTTGTCGGAAAGGAACTGATCCAGCGCGTCGGCGGCTGCCCGCAGCTCGGCCTTGCTCAGCCCCAGCGGATCCCGCGCGGCGCTGCGGTCGCGCATGAAATCGGCCCACAGTTGGGCACGGTCGGTGTCCGAAAGCACGGCCATGCGGTCAATCCTCGGTGATGTCCAGTGCCCCGGGGGCGAACTCCGGCGTGATGTTGGCGCTGACCGCCAGTGTCATAGCCTTGTAGGCCACGCCGTCGCCGACGGCGGTGATGTCCAGCGTGCCGCCGCCCTGCGTGGTCGAGATCGTGATCACATCCGTCGCCGAGGTCTTGACCCAGTACAGCGTGCCCTCGGTGATGCCGGTGGGCAGCGAGCTGCCGAACGCCGGATAGAACGCCACGCGGTCATCCACGATCAGCGTGTGGCCGGGGATGGTGATGTTGTCGTTGGTGGCGGCGGTGAACGGACCCTGCACCGATGCGCCCAGGTTGCCGCTGTAGAGGATCTTGCCGGCGCCGCTGGCGGACGTGCCGACAGCGAAGTGCGTGAGGGTCTCGCTGCCGGCGGTGCACTGACCGAAGGTGATGGCCGCGGCGTTTTCGACGGCGTTGGCGGTGACCGTCCAGCCGCCCGAGGTGCGCGCCACCGCCACGCGCGCGTAGCCCGTGTAGGCCGCCTCGCTGGTGGTCTGGCTGCCCCCCTCGCCCGGGTCGGCGGTGTGCAGGCTGACGTACAGATTGGTCAGCGGGCTGGTGCCGGCGTTGTCCGCGATGTTCGCGATCGCGGTCGCCTGGAAGATAAGCTTGAGCCAATCGTTCTCGAAAGCATTGGATTTGGACATTGGTCGCCTACTTTTCTCAAACGTGTTACGCTATCGGGAAAATGGGAAGACAAGCTGATCTCGCCCCGCTGCCGAAGCATCACGCCCTTGTTGATCGACCGCCGCGGTTCATGCGCAAGTACGGGCACAAGGGACCCTGCGCAAAGGTCGTCTGTTCGGTCTGTGGTCGCGCCAGGTGGTATGCCTACCGCACTCTACGGACGTGGATGGCTTCCAGGACGAAATTCACAGGCATCTGCCGGAAGTGCTGGCTGAGACTGCCCAAGTCTCGGACGTTTCGCACCACTCGAAATCCGACCGGGCGACGAATAGACCTAAACGGTTATGTGTGCCTGCAGAAGAACGCGGTCTCCGACGATGATCTGTCGCGGTTTGATCAGATGCGAGGACGGGGCGGTTTCGTCTTGGAGCATCGCTGGGTGATGGCTAAGCACCTCGGCCGCATTCTCACGCGAGAAGAGCTTGTGGATCACATGAACGGCATCAAGACGGATAACCGGATCGTCAACCTGCGAATCTACGTTCGTGGAAAGCAACAGCCAGGGAGTTGCCCCGGGCACGGCACGTACTACCACGAATGGCAGATGGCGCTGCGGCGGGTTCGCGAACTCGAATCACGCCTCAAGACGAAGCGTCGCTCGGTCGACTAGAACGGTTCCCTATTCCTCTTCCTCGCGGATCTCGCTGATCAGGCCCTTGGCGTCACGGCGGATTACCTTCCTGCGTTTGCGCGGCTCCGGCACGTGCACTTCGACGGTCGGCGCCAACTGCGGCGGCAGCGGTGGCAGCTTCAGTTCGATCTGCTGGAGCGCCGGGGAATGGCCGTTGCCGTTGATCCTGCCGCCGCGGCCGTTGCCATTGGCCTTGGCGCCGGAGCCTGGCGGTCCGGTGTCGTCGTCATCGTCCTCGCCGCCGACCTTGTTGACCTGCTCGACGAAATCCATCACCTGGGCGCCCTTGGGCACGGCACGGTTGGCGATGTCGCGCCAGTGCACGTCCACGCCGGTTTCCGCCTTCACGTCCTGCGCTGCGCGGATGGAATCGACGACGATCTTCTTGTTAAAGGCGATCGAGCGGGCGATGACCTCGTCGCCGTCCAGCCCGTTCTCGCCGGCGAGCGAGTAGCCGTCCTGCTGAAACGTCTCGGTGCGCATCACTCCCGCGGCGGCATCCTTCACCGGCTCCTGGTATGGCCAGCGCGGCTTCTGCCAGCGATGACGGAACAGGTTGATCTTCGATCCCGGTCGCGACGCGCGCGCCAGAGCGCGAAGGCGCTGCGCCTCGCTGTCGCCCTGGCTCATGCGCCAGCGCAGTCGCCAGGTCACCACGTGACGGTGAAAGCGCGACTCAATCCGGTTCTGGTTCACGATCCAGCCGAGCTTGGCCTGGTCGAGTGCGCCGCGGTAGGCGCTGTAGCTGCCGGAGTCGTTGGCGTCCATGAGGCCGACGTTCAGCGGCACGCCGAGGTTGACGCTGATGATCTGCAGCGCCAGCTTCAGGTGCGCCAGCGTCTCGGCGCTGGGGACGTTCGGGCTGTGCGTGACGAGCTTCTTGCCGGCCGGCGGGGTGAGGATCTGGCCCGGGGACACGCCCATTTCGAGCATGGTCTGCCCGTCCTGGAGCTGCACCGCGGTTTCGGAGCCCGTGCTTGGGGCTGCCCCCGGCGGTGCGTCCTTGTCCGATTCCCAGCTCCCGACGAAGCACGCGGCGGCCTGCTCCTTGACCAGCAGCGCGAAGTCGATGTCCTCATACATGCCCGCTTTGTCGAAGCAGGGGTGCAGCGCCGTGACACCCCTGGTCATGGTGAACCGGAAGGGTGAGTACCAGTGCCAGACCAGCGGGAATTCGCGACCCAGCCGCTCGTCGGTCTCGTACGCCGGGACCTCGTGAAAGTCCTCGAAGCGGTTGTACTTGCGGTCAACGCCGGGCGTTTCCTTGCTGAAGTAGTAGCGAACGCGACGACGGAACTCGTCCAGCTCGATTCCCTGGACGATGTTGCGCTTGGTCCGGTTGCGCGGCGTGCCGCAGCGGTAGGCCTCGAAGGCCTGCAAGCGCCCGTCCTCGGTGCCGACGATGAAGCAGTCGCCGGAAACCAGCTCGCGGATGAAACCGATGGACTGGAAATCCGCGAAGGTGAACTGACCGGCGACATCACAGGCGTCAGCGTCTTGCGCCCACTCGTTGAACTCCGCCAGCAGATCGGCGTCGAGCTTGTCATCACCCGTATCCGGCTCGTAGCCGAATCCTGTGCGGATGGTGTTGATCCGCGCCCGGTCGATGAGCATCTTGATGGTGGCGTCATCGCGGAACATGGCCTCCGCGTATTCGCGCATCCTGACGAAGCGCGCCTCGGGCCAGCTGTGCCAGTCGCCGTCGGCGCCGACGAGCCCGACGCCGGGGCGCGTCTTGCGAAAGCGCGAATCGCCCATCCCGGCGTACTGCTGCGACCACTCCTGTCGCAGCTGGTGCATCCGGCGCATCGTGTTGCGCGGATCGGTAATCATCGGTGATCGATCAGCCGCCGAATTCGTTGAAGTTCAGTCGCGTGGTGCGCCGGTTGGTCACGCTGGCGCTGACGCCCGAGCCCGATGGATCGTCCACCCCGCCGCCGGCCGGGTCGTTCGCCTCGAGCCAGTCGCGGGCGGCGCGCAGCTCGTCGCGGATGCCGTCGGCGTTGAGCTCGGTGTCCTCCTCGCGCGTGCCGATGCGCCGCGGGTTTCGCCGCAGGATGATCACGCAGGCGGTGATGAACGCCTTGCATTTGGTGACCGAGGCGTCCTCCTGGTAGCTGGCGTTGTCGTCGTACGCCGCCCAGACCTGCGCGTCGGTGGATGCCGATGAGAGGGGCATTTACAGCGCCCCCTTGACCTGGTCGAGCAGCCAGCCGTAAACATCGCCCTGCTCGCGAATGGCCACGTCGCGCGCCATCAGCGCCGTGAAGAGACGGGATTGCAGTTCCGCCTGCGCGGCGGTGAGCCGCGGCGAGGGAGCCAACTGCTGATACCCGCGCGTCTCGGTGGCGCGCACAAGCGGCAGCACCTCGTCGATCGTGATCCCCCGTGCCGGCATGGATGACGCGGGCTGCGTGGCATCCGCCGGCTGCGTGGCATCCGCCGGCTGCGTGGCATCCGCCGGCTGAACCGCCGTGGTCTCGACCGTTGACGGATCGGGCTCGAACGCCGTGGCTGGCAGGTCTGCAGATTCGACGACCGCGTCGTCGGTGCGTGTTTTGCGGGGCTTTTTCGTCATCATCGTCTCCGTTGGGTAGCAAAAAATGGTCGACCGTCCGGGGTGCGGAGGCCGCCGGGTGTCGCCGGCTGCCGGAGCTGCGAGAGCTGCGCCTGCTCCTGCTGTCGCGTGGGCAGGTTGCGGAAAATGCGCATGTCGGCCATGCAGTACAGGCCGACGAGACAATCGAGGTAATGGTTGTCGCGCCCGTCGACTTTGAGCGACCAGACCCATTTGCCCCTGGCTCCGCGTCTCCGCGGCTTCTGGAACTGGTAGTGCTCAGCCGTGATCTGCTCGAGGAACGCCTGCGACGTTTCTCGATGAAAGTGGATCGTGCCCGGGCCATCGCCGGGGCGCTTATAGGTGCCGTAGAGCTTTTCCTTGAAAAAGCTGGTGTTCACGTGCGCCAGTCGCACGCCGTGCGGGTTCCTGCGGCCGCTCGGATGGTATTCCACCTGGCTCAGGTTCCACTTCTCGCCCTTGACCAGCGTCTGCTGGCCTTTGGTCAGGACGATCTGGTGTGGTCGCGCCAGCCAGCGGTCGTAGCACTCGGCAGTGCGGTGCCCGTCGCCGGTGTCATAGCCGAGCGCTTCGCAGGTGAGCGATTGCGCTGGATCGTCGGCGTAGGGGAACTTCGACTCGAAGGCGAGCTTCTCGATCTCGTCGAACTTTTCGACCGACCCCGCGCGCACGATCCAGCATTCTTCACCCGGCCCGAACGCCGCGAACACGTACCACAGCCAGTGCCATTGCACGTCGGCGTAGCACAGCAGCCGCACGGCGCGATCGGGGATCACGTCCGGTGGCCCGCCGAGCTGGACCTTGGTCGTCAGCTCGTGCGAGTCGACGCTTTGGACCTGTTCCTTCCACGGCAGCGCACGCCAGTGCGTGAAGAAGACGCGATACGCCGGCGGATCGTTGCGCGTGGCGAAGAACTTGGCCAGGAACGCGCTGAACGTCCGCCAGGGGCTGACCGCGGCGTCGGCCCAGTAGCCGCGCTGACGTGTCTGCGGCGCCGGCCCCTCGATCTTCGGCCGCCAGCGATCCGTCGTCGGCGTGCGGAAATGCGAGCGCTCGATGAGTTCTTTGCTGGCGACGTCGAGCCGCTGGAGGATCTTCTGCGAATCCGGCACCCAGACGCCGCGCTGCGTCATCCACAGCTTGCGGTCGTCCGCGTGAAGCGCGCCGCACGATTCGCACCCGTATCGGGCGAGGTTCGCGATCTCGATGCGCTCGGGGTCGCGCTCATCGGCGGCTTCGGGGATGAGCTTGATCTGCTCGAACCGCAGCACCTGGTAATGGCCGCAGGCCGGGCATGGCGAGTGATACCGCCGCTGATCCGAGCTGAGCCAGGCTTTCCATCCGGCGCCCTCGGTCGTCGTGGGCGTGGTGACGCCGACCTGCTTGCCGCGGTAGCCGTAGGTTGTCAGGCGCTCTTTGAGCAGCGTCCAGATGTCCCCCAGGCGCGAGGCCATCGCCTCTTCGGCGCAGTTATCGACTTCATCAAATAGGTTCAGGCCGCTTGTGCGACGGAGAAAATTCTCCTCGACCGTGGCGGCGGCGGACATCACCGTCATGGTGAGCAGCACCAGCGCGTTCTCGGTGGCCCAGTTACCGCCCGGGATCTGGCGCTGCAGCCGCGGCGAGGCCTGCACCATGCGCTTGAGTCGTCCCTCGAACTCCTCCTTCACGTCCGGCCTGCGCGGCAGGACGTAGATCGTCGGCATCGGCCGCTGATCGATCGAGTAGCTGAGGTGATTGTTGATCAGCTCGCTGCCGGAGCAGCGGCTAGCCTTCACGTAGACGATCGTCTGCACCGTCGGATCGAGCAGTGCGTCCGTCGGTTCGACCATGTACGGAATGCGGTCGAACGAGAAGGGGCCGGGCTCGGCCGCGTCACGTTCGTGCAGAATGCGGTACTTCTCCACCCACTGCGACACCAGGAGCTGCTCCGGCGGAGCCAGGAGGTCCCGCACCGCCGCGGGCAGCTCGACGTGGGTCATTGCGGGTTGGTGGGACGTCCGCTGGCCTTCGGCTTCGATCGGTTGGCGATGGATTGTTCGATGCGTTCGACTTCAAGCACCCGCTGCGAGTGCAGCCGCTGGCGGATGGAGTGCACGTAGTCCTGCAGTTCCTTCTCGACCTGGCTGGGATCCCGACCGGCGATCCGCAGCGGCAGCGCCTTGATCATTTCATCCAGCGC